TCGATGCCAACTTCATGCATCGAGTCGAAGTGACCGCCCTCGCTGGCAGTGGCAAAACCAAGTTGTTGGAGGCTAATCTTCAGGCTATCAGTCAGTATGTCGAGATGCAGGACCAGTTTGGATTCAAGTTTAGTGAATCACCTGACTGGGAGACGGCACTGGATGACATGAAGGAACACAAACAATACTTCAACACCGAGACCGACAATGACCTCATCGACTGCTGGATTAGAAACATCCACGAGTCCACCGAGGATGTGTTCTTCGACATGGTTGACAAGGAGCAATACATCACCCACGACAACAAATACTTCGTCCAGTGCTGGATTGGATTGATGTCCAAGCCTGCAATGACAGCGAGGAAAGTGAAGGTCCAGTTGGAGACCGCTAGGAGGAACCATTTGGAGTTAGACGAGGCAGGTGCTGTGGACCTAGTTTCAGTCATGATGCTACTTTTCCTCCCACTGATCATGGTCGTCAAGGCTGTCCAGTATGCATCAGCACTGGCTGACCAATACAGTGAGATGAGACATCCCGCTGAAGCACACAGAATCGATGAGGACATCCCTGAATTGCTTGCCTTTGGCGGTGGGGTTGACTCCACAGCAATGGTCGCCATTCAGTGCGATAGAGACGCTGGATTCGCTGTTGTCAACAGCATCCTAGAGGCCAAGGGTCAACAGGGCTGGACCAGCGATGAGTTTGATGAGATGTTCCCACCAGTTGAGCATGTTGTCTTCGCCAATACAGGTGCTGAATGGGACCATACCTATGCCAACATCGAGTATGCCAAGGTTCGATTGCAGGAGGCAGGAATACCGTTCACCATCGTCCACAACGAATACCGTGGACCGATTGATGATTACATCAAGGAGCGAGGCATTGTCCCGTTCTTCAATGGTGGCAAGCACACCTGCTCCAAGATATGGAAACAGAAGCCCATGCAGGACTGGTCCAAGGAGACCTATGGCAAGGACACTGTGGTTCGCTGGGCTGTTGGCATCTCCTATGATGAGACGGCTCGTATGTCCAAGTTTAACGGCCTTGACAAGAAGGCACTTGACCAAGGTCAGGTCAGTCGTTTCCCAATGACCGACCTGATGATGACTCGATACGATGAGCAACTGATCATCCAAGAATTGAATTGGTCTCCTGATGGTGATGTAGTCAGGCTCTCCGCCTGCTATCACTGCCCATACAACACCGAGGAGGACCTGCGCCTCCTCCGTAACCATAACCCAGCACTGTGGACCAAGGCTGTCGAGATTGAGCAAGCATTCTTCGACAACAAGAACCATCAGAATTGGCTCGATGCTGGCAAGCCATTGAATGGTCGATGCAACAACCTAGTCGATGACAAGAAGTGCAACACCAAGCCAATTGCAGGTCAGGATGATTGCCTAGGCTGTGGGCAGGAATACAACGGTGTTCGCCGTGCGCCACATGGTATGTGGGCTGATGACTATGCTAACCGTGCCGAGGACCCACAGCGATTGATTCAACGCAATGGACCAACTGGTGGACTGATGTCCATGGAGGAATGGGGCAGTTACATCGATACAGGAATCACCCCTGCACCTCAAGGACAGACTACACTGTTCGATACTGGGTGCGGTGGATGTTCTAGCAAAGGACTTCTCTTCGATGACAGTGCATCTGTCTCGATCACTGGGATTTACTTCATGCTGTTCTTCATTCTGTGTGTGCCTTTAATTATGGTTATCAAGACGGTCCAACTGATGCACCCTATTCTAGTCAAACAATCTAGCGACATTACATCCAGCGATGACTCATCGTTTGAGACCTGTGGAGGCCAGTCAGCACCTGATGTTGATGGGTCCACCATTCAACTACACTACGCTGTCCCGTCCACCAACTGTGATGGATTCCCTCACAGTGCTGAACAGGCTGTGGGACTCAACCAACTGCATGATGGATTCATCCATTGGGCGGAGACAGGAGAGCCAGTGTGTCAGATTATCGAGGCCGTTGCAGGAAGCGGTAAGACCACTTACATCAAGTCGGTTGCCAAGATGATGGCTAACCTAGGACTGGGTTCATACCGTGTCATCCTCACTGCATTCAATGTCCACATTGCCAAGGACCTCAATCAGGTTGCTATCGACATAGGACCGTCTCTAAGCGGCTTCGTTAGGATGGGTGGCAGTAACACTGTCCAAGCGGCAGGACTGTCCGAGATTCTAGTCCCTGCTGGCCTTCAGAAGGGCGTTGACATATCCGTCGATGGCTCCAAGGAGCGTAACCTCGCTAGAGTTGTCCTGTCTGATGCCATTGGTCAGTATTCGGAATACAATGACCTGATCAAACAGGGAACCCCTGACCAGCCTCAAAACTGGATTAGTGGTTGGTATGCTCATGCTAGTGCTTTGATGGACCTAGTGTCCTCGGTCAAGGACGATGGCCTAGACCCTCGTCTCGACTCATTCACTACTGACTTCAATGACTTCTTGAACCGTAAATCCAGCATCCTTAACTGGGCTGAATCACCACTGTTTACATTGAAGAAGTCCATCCTCGTTCAGATGATTACTCGATGCATCAAAGAGGGTCAGACTCTCGTATTCAATGCAGGAACCGCCCTTAGACCCGCCAAGGGTGCTAAGTCGCCCAATGGTGAGCGAGGATACAAGCGTGGGGTCCACACTTACACTGGTGGCCCCTTTGACAAGCAGGTTTCTGACCGCATCAAGGCTGTCTGTCCTGAACCATCCAAGAAGGGTTCAGGCCGACGCAAGGTCGCCAGCAATGATGCAAAGCGCAGTGGATGCAAAGGAACCACCAAGTCAATGATCGAAGGTGGACCAGTATTCGACATCAAGCGCATCAAGGCTAAGATGTTCGATGATGATGATGCTATGAATGAGTATCTAGCCTGTGAGGTCATCCTGCCTATGTTTGTCAGGTTCTCATCCTATGATGCTGGCAACGGCAATGTATCCCCTGACCATCAGAAGAAGTGCAGTGTCAGTGTCAACTCCACATACCAACGCAACGGTGGCACATCAATCCGTGCGGCCATTGGTGACTTCGCCAAGGTTGGCAACAACGGCAATATGCAGAAGGCAAACATTGGAGGAATCCACCGCTGGAAAATCACTGATGAGAAGTCGGCTAGGAGAGCAATGGCTGTCCTTGCACTGCACTTCGGCACTACTGCCAAAGGAGTCTATGTCAATGAGGCTGAAGTCGAGGAGTCCAAGGCGGAGAACCCAGTCGGTATCGTCTCCTTCGATGACATGACATACAGCCCATTCTATTACGACCTGCGACCACCACAGCCAGCGGTGCTACTGTGTGTCGATGAAGTGCAGGATTTGTCTGTATTGAAGGGCGATATGGTTCGCCGCTTTGCTGATGAATCCACCAATGTTCTGTTGGTCGGTGATCGTCGTCAGGCACTGTATCTGTTCGCTGGTGCTGATGGTGCGGCAATGACCAAGAATGCTCAAGCATTCAACTGTGAGCCATTGCCAATGACCATCTGTTGGCGTAACAGCATCAAGGTGGGACAGAATGTCCACCGCATGATGACTTGGGCCACATCAGTAGCCACCAGTGGCGATGAGCCTGTGGACCTATCCAAGACAGAAGTCCCAGCATATGCTGACCATCGCTGTCCTCCTATCGCTGACTGGCGTGAAGGTGCTTCTAGCATCAGGATGCCAGCACACCTCGTATCTCAATACATCGAGGCGGGAGACATCACTTGTAGCCGTGTGGTTGCACCACTGGCTAGAATCGCCATCAACACCCTGCGAGAAGGCAAAGCAGTTGTATTGCCAGCAGGCAATGACGGCATCGATGGACTTGTCAAGAAAATATGGACAGGCTCTCGACCAAAGTATTCAGGCAAAGGTCACGCTATCAAAGGTCTAGGACTCCCTCAAACTGACAGTCAAGGCTCAAGAGACATTGCACATGATGCACCGTCTCAAGTATCCCTCACTGAAATCAAGAAGCGAGTCGATGATCTGTTGAATTATGTTCGTAACAAAATAATCAGGGATGCTGGCAATGACCCCAAGGCTGTTGACAAGGACAACTCCTATCAGAATCTAGTCGATGAGACTGACTGTGTTATGGCACTGGCTGAAGGATGGCTTGAACAGACTGGCAACATCAACCAGTCCAGCCGTGGTTCCACCATCCGTGCTGACCCAGCACTGTTCTTGAAGTGGCTAGACCAATTCCTAGGACAGACTGAAGGTCGCAATGGCGAGGACAGCATCAGGTTCGCTTCTGTTCACCGTGTCAAGGGCGCACAGGGTAAGAGGACCTTCATTGTCATGGACCGTATCCTCAAGGACAAAGAGGGCGAGGAGAGAGTCGTTGGTGCATTCATGCTACCTCATTGTATGACTACACCTGATGAGGCTGTTCAAGAATTGAATGCAGTTTATGTCGCCGCTACTAGGGCCATCGACCAAACGGTCCTCGTATCTCATGACAAGGACTTGGCTGAATTATTCCCCACCAAGGAGTCCTTCGACCTAGTTTGGCAGGCCGCTAACAGCGGTGATGACACACTGGTCGCAATGGCATACAAGAACGCTACAATGCCTGAAGCCGACAGGGTTGTAGCCCAGCCCAAGGTTGAGCAACTAAAGTGTGGTTCATGTGAAATCCCTCTCGATGCTGATGCTGATGTCGATGAATGTGTTACAGAAGGCTGTGACTCGATCATGTGCAAAGAATACAGTGGCAGGGAGGCCAGCGGTCCAGCAGGTTGTGGTGTAGCGGCAACATTTGAGGACATGATTGACCGCACTGGCAATAAAATATGCTTCAAGTGTTCCGATAAACAGCGTGAAGAGGCACTAGCCAAGGACGACGCTGAAGAGTTACCTCAAGACGCTATTGAAGCCGTTGACCCTAGAGCATACACTGAAGAAACTGTTACCTATTCATGCAACAAATGCAAATACACTGTTCACCCAAGAGTCCGTGTGGATGGCACGCACAATGGAGGAGGCCGTTGCCCATATCGCCGGTCTGATGGATGTAGTGGCCACATGGAGATGGTAAAGGAGGAAGTGATCGACATTGCCAAGGCAATGGCGGATGCACAGTTTGAGATGGAGGCGAATGCTCATGTCTTAGAGAACCCAAACTTCTCCCAGCCTCCAACAATGCAGGAGAGGATGGACAAGGCAATGAAGGATGATGAGTCAGGTGCTATCGATTTAGTGAGCATTTTTATGCTGATGCTGTTCCCTATCATCCTAGTGGTAAACATGGCTAAGAAGATAGTCCCAGCGTTCACATTGGCTCAAAGAGAAGCATTGACTGAAGAGGGTCCAGCATACTACACGAGCGACGATGATACAAAGAACCGTGTCATCAACGACAGGACCGCATTCAATCAGAAGACGGGGTTCTTCTTAGCATGTGAAGCATGTGACGAGTCTAAGTTTCATAACTTCACAGACAGCGAGAAGTATCCTCGACAGGCTCAACAAACCCGTTATCATAGTAACCCATTCTCTAGGACTCGATCATTCAATGTTCACTGTGAATCATGTGGCGGTATCACCAAGCACCATAAGCAACCTAAGCCACCTGAATGGTCCCCTAAGTCTCTCGTTACCATTGAGAAAATGGGGACTCGACCTGAACAATGGGGCTTTGCACCAGTGAAGTTTCACAAGCAAAAGGTTGAGACTTTCAGCATGTGTGTGCATTCACCAAACACTTACAGTGGGTCATACGGCCAAGGCAGTGGTCATATTGTCCCAGTGAAAGGATACGATAGAAGTAGCCGCTATTCTCGTGGCTCTCAACTATGCACTTATGCTATCACCACCCACCTCTCCGAGGAGAGGCTAAAGAGGATGCCAACTAAGTGGACAAGGGACCGTAACTACACCATTACTGATGACCTTCAGTCGTGCATGGGTTCAGGCGAATTGGTCATGACTATCACTGACAGGAATGAGGAGGAGTTGTGGAGACGACTACACCCAATGACTGATGATGACGGGAGAGTCCTTGACAAGTATGTCCCAAAGGTCGGTGACGAATGGGCCTTCAGGAGAAAGGTGGAGAAGGACATCGAAGCGTCATTTCATGTTCAACCGCCAAACCAGTCAATGACGAACCGTGCGATATTGTATCATCATTATGACCAACTCGATGAAGTAACACACACTGAAGTGATCAGATGTGAAACCAAGAGAGCAAAGCAGGAATTGAAAGACGGTGAATGGGTTGAAACAGAACCCGCTGAATACAGACCAGCATTGATTGTATATTTCCCATGCCCTAAGTGTGAAGGTGGCAAAGCGGAGGGATACTCCACCGTGAAGAGTAAGCAAACGATGAACAAGCGTAAAGTTGGTTTCGATGCTGATGTCGGGACTATCGGCAAATGGTCGAAAACACCCATGACTGTTGGTATTGTTCAATGGCCAAAGGATGATGATGGCAATAACATAGTCAAGTTTGACTCAAGGTTTCACCACCATGACTGTATGGTCTGTGGTAAACCACACATCAAGTCGGGTCTAGTGCCAGTCATGGCCACAGACGATGAGAAGGACTGGCATGGCATGTGGGTCGGTCAGGACTGTGCAAAGAAGTTTATGGGATTCATGAAGTTTACAGTGCCTGCGGATGCATGTAAGAAGTGTAATGGCCCTAAATCAAAAGGGATGCTGTTCAAAGAAGTCAGACCAACACCTTCTGTTATTGAGGACAATGACCTGTCTCAAGAGGAGGTAACTGACCAACTCCATGTAGTGTGGGGCTGTGCCACCTGTGGCAATGAAGGGACACATGAGGAGATGGTGATCGAGTATGACATGGAGACCTATGTCGGCAATGGCCATAAAGTTGAGACTGTCAACTCCAAGGATGTTGGCGAGAAAATCCGCTGGGTCGGATTAGACGGGTCCCTTGAATTGAACCCGCAGGAGAGAGTTACACCTGAATGAGCCTTGATATAGGGCTTGTTTAATGGATGAATCGCAGGCGGGGTCAATCAATACCTGTGGGGGTTTGGTTGTAGGCTTTGTATGTTGGCCTTCACCATCCCCGCCTGCACCTTGAGAATGAAGAGATGATAATTATGGCAGAATATGTTGAGATAGAAATTGAAGAGATGGACCTTTTCCTAGGCGAAGAGGGTTTTGAAAGAATTGAACCTGACGCAGTGGGACACCCGTGCAAAGAAGCGGTGTATGAACGCAGTTACGATGATTCAGGGTGTCGCATCCGAATCTATTCGTCTGTGGACATTCGCAATTCAGCAGGTCGCAAAGCAGGTTCAGACGCAATACGAGTCGTGCTGGTTGACCCTGAAGGATACCCTTGGAATAAATCATTCAAGCGTGTGCATCGGGTGGTGAATTGGCGTAACAACTTGTTACAGCGAATCAACCCAGTGATCGATGAGTATTGGAAATACCCATGGCAAGCACCTAGGGAATGCCCTAAGTGTCAAGGAGGAATACTCCGAACCCGCTGGGGCAAAAAAGGCCCATTCATGGGCTGTTCAAACTACAACCCAACGGTGCGTGACTCATGTCGTAACACCGAGGCGGTCCAATGAATATATTCATCCTGCATGTAGTAGCGAGGATATGCGCTAGAATGCACTGCGATGTTCATGTGGTCAAACAGATACTAGAGGCGGCTCAAATGATGGTCGCCGCTTTGGTTGCCAATGGTCATGACCCTGCTGATATGCCTCTCTCCTCTAGCGGGAGACCATACGGAGTTACGCATAAGAATCATCCATGCACATTATGGGCGGGAGAGTCCAATGCTAACTTCAGGTGGCTAGGCAGGTTTGGCTTGGCATTAGGGGAGGAGTTTCTGTATAGGAAACGAAGTGCTGACAATAAGCACCCTCTATCAGCCATCGATAAGCCACATCGATGCGTCGAAGTGATAGAGCAACTGATCGCAATGCACGAAGCAAAGCCGTTTACCGATAAGACTGACGAGATGACTCCATTCAAGCAATGTATGCCTGATGAGTTTAGAAGCGAGGATACAGTCCTATCCTATCGTGAGTATTACAAGTCAAAAGTGTTCAAGAATACCATATCAGGAAGGCCTGAATGGAACGGCTTACGGCCCGCTCCTGAATGGTGGTCCTGATAGTGAGCCTTGAAATGCTAGACCTCCTTCGGAGGGGTTATGATGCCCAACGGACAACAGCCGATATTCATAATGCCTGAAGGAACAGACCGCACAAGAGGAAAGACGGCACAGGGTAACAATATCGCCGCCGCTAAAGCGGTTGCTGACGCAGTGAAATCAACACTAGGGCCTAAAGGAATGGACAAGATGCTAGTCAATGGACTAGGCGATGTCCTCATTACCAATGATGGTGCTACAATCCTGCGTGAAATCAATGTCGAACATCCAGCGGCCAAGATGGTCATTGAAGTTTCAAAGACTCAAGAAGCACAGTGCTTCGACGGGACTACATCAGCCGTTGTTCTCGCAGGTGCTTTACTCAAGGAGAGCGAAGCACTGATCGAAAAGAATGTGCATCCGACTGTTATCGCATCAGGATACCGTCTCGCATCGTCTAAAGCATTGGAAACTCTTGAGAAGTGCGTGCTTGACGAAAGACAACTGTCCAAGGTCGGTAAAGACCTAGGAGCCATTGCTAAGGTCTGTGCTGAAACAGCATTGACTGGCAAGTTTACTGATACTCACGAAGGAGTCAAGGATGTCATGTCAGGCATTGCGGGCGATGCCGTCAACAGATTGTCTGACGGGATAAACCCCCCAAACTTAGACGACATCAATGTGATATGTGCAACAGGTGGTTCAGTTGAAGACTCATACCTGATGGATGGAATTGTCCTAGAGAAGGAAAAGGCTCACAACGGAATGCCAACAGCAGTTGACGGAGCCTCGCTTGCATTGGTTGACTTTGCTATTGAAGTTAAGAAAACTGAAGTCGATGCGAGAATCCAAATTACAAGTCCTGATCAAATGCAAGACTTCCTCGACCAAGAAGAAACAGCCCTGCGAAACATGGTGAAGAAGTTTCAGGATGCCGGAGCAAATGTGGTTCTATGTCAAAAGAAGATTGATGACCTAGCCCTGCATTACATGGCTAAGGCTGGCATCATGGCATTACAGTCATGTCGAAAGTCCGAGTTGTCATCAGTCGCAAAGGCGACAGGTGCTGTTGTTATCAGTGACCTTGATGACTTAGTTGATGCTGACCTTGGTTCCGCTGGACATGTGATTGAAGAACGAATTGGTGAGAACCTGATGGTTCGTATCGGTGGCGTGTCTGAAGTTGATTCAAGGGCGGTCACAGTCATCCTGCGTGGTGCAACCACCCATGTCGTTGAAGAGATTGAAAGAGCCTTCGATGATGCGCTTGGAGTAGTGTCTCTAGTCATCAACACCTCACAGATTGTCGTGGGCGGCGGATGCACATTTGCGGCAATGGCGAAGAACCTGCGTGAATATGCCAGCACTGTTGCTGGTCGAAAGCAGATGGCTATCGAAGCATATGCCAAGGCACTTGAAGAGATTCCTTCGACCATTGCTGAAAACGCAGGCATGGACCCAGTTGATTCGATCATCGCTTTGAGAGCGGCACACGCTAACAGCGCATACACCCACGGAATCCTCGTTACAGATGAGGAGACCGACCTTCTAGTTGACAACCTCCTCCACTATGGAGTGGTTGAACCATTGAGCGTAGTCAAGCAGGCCTTGATTAGCGCAACTGAAACCTCGACCATGATTCTCCGCATCGATGATGTAATTCAAATGCGTCAAGCGGGGCCTCAAGGCTCACCTATGATGTGATGGTTATGCCTGTCCACGGCGATTTCACATACGATAGAAGTTGGGTTGAGATTGAGGACATGCTGGATAGAGCCGAGAAGGTTCAGAACCAACATGCGACGGCTATATCCGACAAGACAATGAACAAAAAGAGGCGAATGCATCACGCTCGCAACTTCAAAGCGTTGGAGGGTGTGGTCAAGACACTTCGTTGGGTGCTGGGGGACAAAGACATCGAACACCCCTTGGAATGATCATGAAACTGCACGAGCAACCGAGAACATAGTCCATATGAACCTCATAAATCTCACGAGCCAATGCCGTGCCACCACCTGTCCATGAACGCTTTCTCTCGGAGGTATTGCTCCTCCGTTATCACATCGCCGCAATTCATCTGTATCATTGTCTCCCCCAATGGAGCATCGTCCTCCACCTCCGTCGAGGGTGTTGGGACTGGGACCAGTATTTTCCGACTATGATGCTGAATGATTTCAGCGGCTTCAGTTGGCTTCAGGCCACCCACCCTCGTGATACCACCTCCTTGGATGGTTACGATCATCTCATTAAACACTAGAAGTGTTCCTTCAGGCTCATCTTGCATATCAATTATTTTTCTTGTCATAGTTTTCATCTCCATTTGTTTTTTGTTCATGTTCATCTAAAGCGGGGATATTCTGAAAATCGGAAAAAACTCTCAACTTTCCCGAAAACTTTCCGAAGTCTCACAACCATCATCTTTACTCGATATATCTCAAGAATCGGATTATTTTGTCGAAGACGAACATTATATTGTATCATTACCTGCAACTAGGATGTTGATATTACGATTTGAATCTCGGACCTCGTGATTGGAATCTTTGCCAATAGTGAGACATTAAATACCCTGACGGCCTCGTAGGTGTTGTCCCCAAGAGGGATTAAGGTGAGAATGATGAGTCGAAAGTTGATTAAAGAGAGTGCTGAAGAGATGGATAATATCCCCGCTGAATTGGGTCCTGCGTTGAAAATGCTAGGAACAATCCTGCAAGAAGAATACATGAGTCGTGATGGGGTTTACCTCAATACAACCGAGCGTAAAGACAACCCCCAGCCTATTGCACTTGTCGATGATACTGTCATCACAGTCAGGGTGGGTAACAAGCGCATTACAATGACTCCATCTGATGCTGACAAACCAGCCGTCCTGATACCAGTCGGTATGAGTGACAAAAGAAACACATGCTCGATCCCTAGAGACTGGGCTACTGGTGTTTGGGTTGATGCATTGATTGAAGCATTCGATGGAGACCCATCAGTAGCATTTGCATTTGCTGAAAGAGTCAATACAGCCATTGACCTTGCTATGGTGGTCGATGAAGAGACTGGCAAAAAGTCAGTCAAGCAATCTGACCTCCCGACTCATCGTCATGCTGTTGAAGTGGCTGAAATCCTTGAGTCGTTGAAGCGACACTTTGAGGGTCAGTCGGCAGGTTCACCAAAGGTCAACATGGACTTCACCATTGAGGAGATTGGTGCAACACCTGTTGGGCCAACTGCTGAAGAAGTTGAGATGGCTAATGAATTGGCTAAACTACAACGCACCGAGAAGGTCTTGAACACCCTCGTTCCTAATCCCAATGTAACACCCACGCAGGAGACCCCTCCTGTGGCACAGGATAATGTCATCCCCGTTGAGGCATCCCATCCCGAAACTACCGACCCTGTGCCTGTTGTATTGGAGGAGGAAACCACCCCAGTTGTTGAAGTGGAGGACACTGTGGATTCTGAACCTATTCTAGGCGTTACTGGTCATCCTGAACATATTGAACACTTGATCATCGAAGCAATCAACACTGCTGATGAAGCCAATGATGGACCTGATGGACAGGTCGGCCCCACATGGGGTCAATTGAAGAAGACATTGAGTGACCACACCCTCCGTTATGTGGACACGCCTGATGACATCAGGGATGCACGCAGGTGCTTAGACAAACTTGTCAAGCACGGCCTAGTCAACAAAGAGGGCGCACGAAGAAGCACACGCTATTACCTGACTGGTTCAGGGCTTGAGTTGCTGGTCGGAATGCCATTGCCTGATGTCATCAGTCAAGACCTTGAAGAAGTCTCAATGGCCCCTAGCGGGGATTCCGCTGTGGCTGTATCACATGAGCCTCATATCAACGCTGAAGCAGGTGGCATGTCCATGTGGACTAATGACCCTGAAGTGGTCCAAGAAGTCAAGGACGAATGGGATGCGATCATTGCTGACAGTGAACCTTGGGACGGACATGTCGAGGACACCTTTGCTAACAACCCTATGCCTATGGCTGTTATACCGCACACAGGCTGTGCTAACTGTGACAAGCCGCATAAGTTTGTTTACGAAGACCTCCCAGTAGGCCCACGCAGGTTCTGTTCTGAAAAGTGCCTATGTCACTATGCCGCCCTAGAATACAAAGGCGAAGGGTATTACATCGAGTCATTGCGAAACCAACCGATGGGTCACTTTGAGGCCCCAGTTGATGAGCCAGTGGATGAAGAACCCGTTCCTGTGGCTGGTCCTGCCAGCATGGACACTGGGACGGCTGATGACCCTGCTATGGATTACCTTGGACTAGGAGGTGGTTTCTGATGAAGGACTTCAAGCCGGTCATTGGCACAGCGGCCTCACGCAACAAGTGGTTGCCAGCACGACTACGCATTGAGCCAAAGTTTGTCCGTCTGACGCAGGTCAATGGACACACGGGCATGGTTATCCTTGTTCGGATTTCATCTATCATCTCAATATCACCTATGACATTGGACCCGCTTGAAGGGTCGTTTGTTATGCTCGCTGGCGACCAACGCCCAATCAAGGTTTCAGAACCATACGGAATGATCGCTAGTAAACTTGGAATCAAAGCAGTAGTATCTGTGGAGGAGGAGTAATTATGACAGGAATCAAAGCATGGGTAATCACCCACTATCACGGCGGCATACCAAACGGTTCATCCATCTATCTCAATGAGGCTGATGCTAGAGTTGATTGGGATGAAATGTTTGATGCTGAAGACATTGCGAAGTATGAATATGAAGACCATGAAGGCAATCTATTGACGGCTCAATCAGCGTGGGACCACGGATGGTGCGAGATGCATAAAGAAGAGATGCGAGTCGATGAAACAATCATTGAGGGGACAGGAAAACACCACCGCTCTATTACCGATGCAACTGATGTCATTCATCAGACTGTGCTTGAGGAATTATGCCACAGGCTAATCGACTCCATGGACGCTCATGCCGACTGTCGAAAGGAGTTTTCTGACTGGTGCGGTTTTACACCCATTGGTCAAAGAGGACTCAAGGAACACGAGGCTAGGAGAATCCTAATGCCTGAAGACGGCTCAATAGAAACATGGGACCAATACTACAACCTTGAATACAGACCAAGTGATACTATTCACCTTGCTGACTTTGTTCACGCATCAATCGAATTGATTGAAGAAAAGGGAGTAGTTGATTTGGATGATTATGACCAACAGAACCTCCTGCATTACTGCGCTATGTGGAACATGGAATGCGGCATCAATGATTTGGATGAGGAGGACTTCATTATCGCACAGAACGCCGCACTTATGTTCTATAAGAGGGGCTGGGCAACTAAGAAACAGTTGCAGGGCTGGGGTGACTTCATCGCTGAAGAAGAGGTCAAGACAGTGACTATTACAATGCCTGAAGACGCATGGAACATATTGTCTGAAGCACTATCCATGGACATGGAGTCTAAGCATATCGACCCTGAAATACGAAATGATATTTACGAAGCAATGGATCAGGTGGTGTTTGAATGAGGTCTGAATGGATTTGGATTTCGGCTGATGACAGCGAGGCTATACTATATCCTATCATGGGGCCTAGACTTGAAGACGGACCTCAACGCATTAGGTGGATGCAGGACATGATTGGTGGCTACTTTACGCCCTTCATCCCAATCTATCCTATCAAGACTGCCGAATTGTTTTGGATGGGTGTCTTTTCTCACCCACAGTTTACAATCGAAGACATCAGCAGGTTTGATGAGAACATTCAGAACCTATGGTGTGATGAAGAAGGAGACCTGAAGCAGTTGCCACTGAACAAGCGAGCGACCACTTTAACCGGCAGACCTATTGTTGGCAATATCCTGATTGAATTGACTAATCCTGATTGGGATGAAGAAGCGGAGGGCCTGTGGGTCCAGTCTTCTGATGGCCCAGTCTTCGTGAAGGAGGAGGAATGATGATGCCCTGCGAATGTGATGAGCCAGTGCCTCGCCATGTCGGATGTCATCCGACCTCCTGCACCAAATGTGAAGAGGTGATCGAATGAGTGAAGTAAAGGTGGTTCCTATGCCATTCCCGCCATTGGGGAACATCCCCATGAGAATGCTCATAGTTACTGATGAGGACATTGCTAATGCACCGTCATGTGAAAATTGCATGAAGGTTCGCTTTGACCACCCTGATATGATGGGTGAGCGTAACGACTGGTGTCTTGATTGTAATGATGAGGCACTGAAGGCGGGGGGCATGGATGATGCTTCGTTTGGCCTATGGGTTCTTGACAATATCAACAAAGGTAAAGTGATTGGAGTCATCCGTAAAGACAGGGGGTCTATCCGTGTCAAAAACTAGGAGAGGCCGAGGCCCTGCTACAACAGTATGGACCCCACAGAACCGACCAAAGAGTCGTCAGCATTCGTCATTGGTATGGCGTGCCGCTGTATCTGTATTGGGCTTCCCACCGTCTTGGATGAGGATGGTCCCAGCAAACAGATATGCGGATACTCCTGATGGGAGGGTGTTATTGAAAACAACTCGCTGGGAGATTGCACGGTCTGAAAACGATAAACACCCGATCATCATATCAGGTCCGGCAAAAAAAGCCGCTGAAGAATTACTGACAATGGAGGTTTCTCAATGAGTGCGCTAACAATACCAGTTGCCCCAAAAATACCTATCAGTGTCGTATTGAGGCAGTGGTCAGGTGCGGTGTTAATCATCGATGAGAACACTAGAATTGAGGATGTCGTTTCTGAAGAAGGGCCTGATTGGATAGAAGTCCCTGAAGAACATTCTTCGATTACATTATGGAATTACAAAGCACCTTTTGCGCTGTTGCCCTATATTGACCTCCCATTTGAGGTGTTGAACAAAAGAGGAATGGCTGTTATCACTGCTGATGGCAGGAGAGGGTGGGTGATTTATGACATGGCAGTAAGCCCAATGGCATCAACGGCGATTGAACCTGAAGACTGTCCCGACTTCATTGCTAGTTTAGAAGACAATCACTGGGAGGTTATACCAATGAAAGCAAAAGAAGTTGATCAGAAAAAGCACTTCGCAAAAAGAACAGATGACGGTTCTTACGACTTTACTGCCGATGTTATTTGGGAGGGCAAAACCTGTGAATGGTGTGGCCACCCTCAAATGAAAGACCATGAGGGTCCATGTGAAGCATGTGATGCGGAACCACAGGCATATGACGGGGCAGGAGTTGTTAAAATGGACAAATCAATGCCTAGCATTCCCGAACATCAAAGAGAGGACTGGGCATGAGCGAGCCAATAGCGTGGTTGAACCCCCTAAATGATGAAGTCTATTACGAGGGGGACTTGATCCCTCAATATGCATTTGATATGTCAGGTGCGCTTGTTTACGGCGAAACCTGCGTGGTCCTCAAAGACCCCGGTTTTACAGGAGTTGTAGTGGTTAAGCATAATGGACAGAAAAGAGAAGTTGAATATACTCCTATGATTCCGCAGGAGGAAATCGTTGAATGGGTTTTGCCCGCAATAGAACCTGATGAAAAGGTGTTCTTTGTTGGACCTGAAAGCCCCGGATGGCGTTGGTTTTATGCCCGCCGTGCCACATTAGCATCGAGGTCCCAGTCCATGTCATCAGGAGAAGACATGGTGGTGTGAGCCTTGAAAAGGCAGACCCCCTTGGCAGTTACTATGCAAGACACTGTTTGGTGCGACGATTGCGACTGTCAAATGGTCAGCAAAGAGGAGATATTTGAATGTCCAGTATGCAAAGACTACATCAGTTGGGACGCATATTATGAACAAAAAGCCGCCCGTTGGGGGAGGATTTGAATATGTCTGATTGGGACGGACTCGTCGCTGAACGCAAATATCGAATGGCTATTCAGCCATGGAACGAGGTCATTACCGAATTGAGGGTTGACCGAGGGATGTTGATCGGTAGTAGTCAATTCACCGAAGACATGACCGGAGTTGAAAGAGTCAACGCATTGACCGTCATTGATGCGGCTATCAAGACAGCAAATGGATGGATTGAGCATTACAGAAAAGACCGAGACAGAATACAGGGAGGTATTCTGAATGTATTCAAGACCAAGAAAATACAGTCCATGACCGATGAAGAATTAGGTGAGATATGATGGAGGCCGCTGAAAAGGTCAATGTCAAATGCCCTGATTGTAAAAACGACTACATGCTAAGAGATGGGGAGAAAATGGATATAATCAACCGCAAGGTAAAACCAGTAATCAAATGCCCTGTTTGTAGGAGGTGGATGTTTCATGATGCCTGAACCAACACAGCGAGACATTGAATGGGCTTATCGTCTATGGAATGGTTTGGCTCTCGGAGGCTCGTGGACATTGCCAGCAGTAGGCGTATATGTCAGGACAGGTGAGACTCAACTGACGCTGGCTATAATGCACAGTAGTAAACCCGTTGACGATGCTTTTGGCTCATCTATATTTGACCGACATGATTGGATTGTTGGGCTAAGTGAATTGATTAACTGGAATGTCAATGAGGATATTCATGAAGCATTTGACAATCATGAAGATCAGATTATTGTAAAGGATGAAGACATCGGCAATGTCGCATTATGTGACACGGGCTGTGGTGCTATTATCCGTATTGTTGCATTGAATGCAGGAGTCCAATATATCCCAATTAGCATGGAGGGCCAATGCCCCCTATGCGGCGAGTTGGAGGCAATTCCTCACGATATGAGGGGCAAGCATGTAGTTGTTGATGATTCAGCGTATCTGATGAAACAGCAAAAGGCTAGAGAAGCACCACCTGTCAATGAAGAGGAATGAACATGACGAAGAAAACAGATTGGGGCCACCTTGAATCTAGGCTGATAGGTAAAATCGAGGCTAGATGTCATATGGGGATGGAGTTGCACACTATGACTTCAAAGGGTTTCAATACACGCATTTTGAATATCAGACTTTTCCGAGTTGTCCCAAACTTTTCAGGACACACGGGCTATACGAAGCAGGGGGTCATGCTAACCAAAGATGAGGTTCGTGATTTACATTCTTATTTGACCGAGGCATTAGCAAATGACAGTCTTTGGGACGATCAAGAAACAAGCGGAGTTGTTCCTATTGAATGAACAATTTTACGACATTCACTTTGAAAAGGCCGAGCAAATATGCTCCGCATTAGACCTTCCTCAAGACATTGCCATACTATCATATGACTTATGGATGGCATTACTGATGAAGGTCCCTAGGACTCCTGTGAGGCTTCTATGCGATTGCATCTATGTCGTAGCACATATGACCGGCAACAGGCGTTCTGTCAATTCTCTAGCGGATACCGCTAAATCAGTCACCGGCTTCAGGGTCAGGGTTATGTCAAAGGACAAGAGGAGGGAGGGGACTAGGTGGGTCCAAACCACCGATTTACAACCTATTGTGTTGAGCGTTATACCTGACCAAGATGCACTTGATTTGTTGCTATCTGAATACCCCTCCCCTCCAACGGAGGAGGGAGCGGCTTGAATACATATTCGGATTTACCTTTCAGGTCTCTTGCTGAATGCACTAGACTAATGGGTTCATTGAAACCTGAACGCCTGATAGCAAACTGTTTGAATGCGAACAAATCAAATCAATACGCTATTGTTTACTACTTCTATTCTCCTTCTAGCGATACTCGGTTGTCTGATGAAGACTTCAGGGAGATATTCTTTCATCTGACCGATGCACATGCTGATGAGGTCGATGATGACCCTGACCCTATACACTTGTTATCTCAATTGTCAGAAGCACATAGCACTACTATGAATGCGGGCCGTGCAATTAGCATTTTGAAAATGGTCCTGACAGCGAGTGATAATGAGTTAAGAGCCGAATACATGAGGCCATTGTTTCAAAGGATTGACTCAAGAGACTTACATTCACTGATCATGAGAATGAGTATCAGAACGGGGGTTGCTAGAAGGAGACATATCATCGCCGCACTAGCGTGGGCCAATGGAGAGTTGTATTACCAAATCAAAAGAGCATCATACTTAGTGGGTATGGAGAGGACATGTTTTGTATTATCGCAGGGCGAGGACCTGTATCCGCTCATACAGCCCAAAACAGGCATTGGCATCATAATCCCATCCCCCACCTATGTCGAGTCTCCAAATGATGTCAAGTTTACAGGCTGTTATATGGAGCATCCTGAAGGGGAGTGGATGAGCCTGCATGTAATGGAGGACACAATCAAATTGTTTGACTCATCAGGTTCCGAAGTTGACATGGAGGGCGGTTATGAGATATACAATACATTCCCCAATGGCATTTACCTCGTGGAGTATGCATCACATAGAGGTCGGCAACTGCTAGTGTGCGACATCCTCAATGACAACAACCTCACCTATGCAAACAGAAGAAAATCGTTGGAAGATACATTACCTAAATGGGCTTTGAAAAAGGTCAAGAAATTATCTGACCCAACAGATGCAAGCCAGCATATATCGAAAGACAAAGCCGTTATACTGTGGAATGCTGATGGAGTAAACACTTATGAAAATACACATTATGAGATGGTTGTAATGTCAGCAAAGGTCAAGAAAAAGCCTATTTTCAGGGTGGTGAGTGGCAAATGGGTCGAATCTATTCACGAGTCTCACGCACCATTGGTGGGTAAATGGAGAGTAGCGGCTAGAGATGGCAACTCGTATTATCCAGTTGGATTGATCGAAGCGGAACCCGATATAACCAAGAAACTGAAACAGATGAACCCGTCATCGGCAAAATTGTTGAATGATGAGTTTACATTAGCCACCCCTATCTTTGTTGAAGCCGAGGTAAATGCCGCAGGCTGGGGTGACTATGGTCCATACATACACGGGCGGATAATTTCAATTGTCCATTCCGCTGGCAAGAAAGACTGTGTAGGGATTGAAGAGATAGAGATGCTTTGTGGGATGGATGAAGATGGGACAGAAGAACAACAGATTGGATGAGGTATTTGCTATCGATAATTGGCTAATACGGTGGATGTGGATAATATGGCTTTTGACAATATCAATACTCACGATAATAGCATTGACTCCAATATGGTTAGTCATCAAACTGATGGACTTAGCGGATTGGGCATGGATGCGGATATTTCACCGTCACCATTGAGTTATGAGGATTTGACTAGAATCCTATTGGTATCAACGATGAGGCCATCAATCACCTGTCAAAAAACAACTTCAAGAGCATGTGGATATATCATTAGGCCTGAAATTAGATTCCCTAGATTTACAGGGAGGGTGGCTCAATACTTGGAGTCGTTAGGCCTAATCCCTCGTGAGTTATATGCCAAGCCTGAAGAGATAAATAGAATACTTTCGATCACTAGAGGGATGGATGAGTTTGTCCCAAACCATGAGGGCCTTATGCTTGTCCGTGCATTGAATGGACGGCTCAAACAGCCTAAGAACCACCAAGAAGTTTTAGAGGCTTTACAGATGATTGAGGACGCTAGATTGAGTGAGCCTTCATAAGAGAGATGTTGATAGGACATATCCCGCAGAAGCGTAAAATGAGTTGAAGATTATGATGAATGAGACACTAAAGAGAATAGGAACAAGCAAAGGATGGTCCGACGAAGAAACAACTAGCAAGTTTGCTGTGTTTGTTCAAGAGTCCTTCCCCGAAGTATGGACACAGAACGGAAATAAATTGGACGGCCTAGATGCCGATGATTTGGACTTCTTTTCAGCATCCTTCGATGTCAGCATGAACCGTCGCACTGGCGGCGGCGGCGGCAAAGGCGAAGAATGGGTTGGCATGATTGTAGCATACAATGGCCGACGAGACACTATGGAGCGACAGCGAACACTTGCTGTTGACAGTGCTGAAGGAAACCTTGCACAGGCATTGCGTTACGGAATGCAGTATAACGGCAACCCTGTCGGTATTGGCCGTGCATATCTGAATGATGGCGGAGACTGGGTTCTAGTCGATGCTGATGACAAACAGGTCCATTCTGAAAAGGCTTCAGACAAACCTCCTCGCTGGGTCATCCCGATCAATGGCGGTCAAATGCACATTGCTATGATTGGCTCAAAGAACGGTGGCAAATATCCAAAGCCTGCATTCATGCCTAAGCGTGAATGGGTGTTCATTGGCAACAAGAAGGACCTATTCCTTTCAGATGGTCCATTGCCTCCTCGCACGCTTGAATGCTCCTTTGAATCGGCTGATTTGCACTTACAGATGCATCGCCCAATTCGTTTCAAGGCTGAAGAAGCCGAGGGTTGGCCTGACAAGACCAAGACTATCCTCCGCACTGGCAACATGACGGCATCATACGACCTAGAATGGGTCCCTGATGCTCAACTGGACAAAGCCACTGCCATCTTCAAGCCTGACCAATTCATGGCTCAATTCATGGATGTTGTTGATTTGAATGACCTGTGGGAATACCACGATGCAAATGCAACTACTTCTCCAAATGGTAAAACATATGGTCCAACCTTCGCCATTTCAGGCGTTGTCGATTACATTGATTATGACGGCAAAGAAGCACCATCCTTCATCGAAGGCGGCTTCAAGCATTCTCTCACTATCAGCAGTAACAGTCTCCGCCGAGATAACCCTGATGCCAGCCTTTGGGTCGAATTGACTCGCTACTTGGTTGACAACCATCAGGCTTTGAAGGTTCTGAAGCAGGACGGCTGGAAGCCTTATGCCCGTGGTTCAAGAGTTTGGATTGTTGTTCGATCACGAACATGGGATGCAACCGATGGCTCTCGCAACATGTCTCTTGATGGCCTTAGCACCTATGCTATGCCAATGCGTTCAATCGTCGCTCAAGAGCCTGACGCTCAATCAAGTGACCTAACTGGTCTCAACGACTTCAGCGGTGGTGCTTGAATGGGCTGGTGGCCTTTGGACCTCAAGACTGGGGGTATTGCTTTTGGGGCTGAAGGTCTCAAAGAAGGACTCATGTGGGGCGACTCCGTTGCCGACATTGTTGATGCGGAGTTGACTTCGTTCCTTCACCAAGTCATCAAGCAAACTAGCGCAGTGTTCACCGCCGAAGTTGGCAGGGAACCAATGCCTATTGAGATTCTATGCGGTTTGGCATTCAGCCTAAACGCCTGCGAGACTCACGAGCCATTGAACAGTCTATTTCCTGAAGGCATTAAATCAGCACATACGCTGAAGGTTGAAGTCGGACGGGTTGATCAGGAGGACTTAGAATGAGCGGAACAGGATTTTTTGACAGCGTTGCATTGGTGGACACCACGAAGGACCCATCTGAAATGAAGAAGGTCCCGGTGCAGGAATTGCCATCGACTTCAACAGTTGCGGCCCCATCAAAGGTTATGAACCCAAACCCCCCTTCTGAACCAATCGACTACACCAGCCCAAATCCCCCAATCGATTCGCTCATTGAAGAGGTCGTGGCGGAGATGCCAATTCAGGCGGCTCACAGTAGCCAACTGACTAACTGGGACTCACCGGGGGCTTTCATTGTCAAAGACGCTAGACTATTGGCTCAATATACGCCAACATGCGTTTTAGCCATGATTGCAGGTCCTGCAAAGAGCGGTAAGACGGGAATGGTGCTAGATAGCCTCACGCCTGAAGAAGTGGCCAATGGTGCTGAAATATGGCATGTTGATTTTGACTTGGGTGGAGACACCACTAAGGCGGCTCACCATTCTGATAAGAAGGACAACATTGTCGTTATCTCTCCGTGGGTCATGGTTCAGAATCAAAGCCGTGTCCCTTATGACTTTCAAGCAACATATCAGCGTGTGCTGGACATTCTAAACCACGCTCATGAAGTTGCCAAGGAACAGGCTAAGTATTTCATGGAGCATGGGTCAATGCCAAAACCGTATCTGAAGACTCTAGTATTCGACGGTGCTGATCAATGGCTGAACATCTGTGGGACCTTGATGAAGGTGTATGACCTTGAATTAGGTCGTGATGGCATTGCCACTACTGGTCAAAAGACCACCACCAAAATTGGCCGTTTCAACTGGGAGATTCGTAAGAACAGATACAGGGCGGCTTTGCCTCATGGGATGCAGGAGACCGCTCGTTTGGGCGTTCACTGCTATGTGATTACTCACATGAAACCATCCTATGACAGCAATGGCAACGAGATTCTTGGGTCTGATGTCCCTGACATCCTCCCTCGTAGCGAGGGAGACTTTCAACAGTTGATTCATGTCAAGGTGTTGCAGGAACGCAATGAGAAGGGCGAGTTGACAGGCAGTAGCAGGTCGCAAGCAACAGTCGTTGAGAACCGCACCAGTTTGAAGTGTGGACAGCCAATCGTGCTATTCGTCCGTAATGCCGAAAACCCACAGTGGTATGGCTGGCCGGGGCTTAGGGATGGTTCATTCGATCATGGGACCGATTTGATTGGTTATCCTGAATGAGGTGTTTGATATGAGTGAGAAACACGATGACTGGAAAACAGGCAATGGACGCACATGGTATTTTGATGATGCCTTGAATACGAAAGTTACGCTTAACAGCCCTATTGCATTCCTTGCATATCAGGCACAGCAATTCAGAAAGTTGTATCACATGACGAAGCATATTGTCGATTACAGTGGAGCCGTCGAGGAATTAAGCCTCAATGACATTGAAACTGCAAAGAAGGCGGTGGTCAATCTATTCGTTGACCAAGACATCGATGATGCACCGGATGATGAATCATGAAGCAGGAGTGGCAGTGGATGACAACTCTAAATATCAAGGACGCTGGTGTTGCCGAAGCCTCTAGGACCATGTGTTGGTTCTGTGGTGGTAAAATGATTTGGCAATGCGATAATGACTTGGATGAAGTTTTCATGACTGAAGATGAAGGGATCGTCGCCACGCTAGTATGCGACTCCTGCAATGCCACAGCGCAATACATACAGAAGGAGGAGTCCGAATGAGCATTGAGCCATCCGCATCAGGAATCAAAGGAGTCAAGCCTCCGGGTATATACCCCATAGAAGGTCGAGATGGCTTGTATTCAGGATACGGCTATCACCCTGTTGATGGAGCATCCCCTGACTTTCTATTGAGGGTCAGTAAGTCATCATTGAATACATTTCAATTCTGCGAACAGCAGTATTTTATCAAATACATGCTTGGTGTTAAGGAGATGCAAAATGATAACATGTTGAGGGGGACAAATGTCCACGATGCCCTAGAGGACTTCTATGACGCTATTGACCTCGACCATGCTCAAGCCCTGAAAGAGGAGGGGGACATCAATGCCGTTTATCGATACTTTACTGGGTTCATTCCGAATGTGAGTAAAGAGAAGGAATACAAAGGGGAGGTAAGCCCCTCAATGCCATTCACCCTAGGCGAGGAGGACCACCTCGACAGGTTAATGCAAATTGAAGCAGGCCGCTTTATGTCATCAGACCTAGAAAACTTCCTCCCCGTGATCAACGAGGACACACTAGATGCAATCATCGATTTGAATGTCGATGGTAAGACAATTTTAGTCCATTTGACGGGTATTGTCGATAGGGCGTTTGCTGATGGTGCTGGCAACCTGCATATTCACGAATTAAAGACTGGCCTGTGGAAGCACAGCGACGGCAAATTAGATTCAATGCGGAAGGAGATGGCATTCTATGTCTATTTGCTCCGCAAGTCCAAGGGACACCCTCTTAGCGGCACTACCGCCACCTATTGGGGCTGGGACCATACGAAGGGAGATACAGAAGGAAAAGAGTTGTATCGCTTTGTTGAGAATGTCCGTTCAGATTCAATTCAAGATGTGATAAGAGACCTGAAATCATTGGTCCGAATGCACTTGAGATATACTGGGAACAACAATGGATGGATGTTTCCTCAAAAACCAAATGGCTGGGCCACTATGAAACTGTGCGAGCCTTGGTGCGCTGTCAAGGGCTTTTGCCCCAAATATGGGAGGGTATTGATGCCCCATGACATGAAGAAGGAGATAGAAATATGACTGATGAAGACGAATGGAATGTATGCTTGAAGAAAATACCGCATGAATATGCTGTGCTGATCAAAACCTTAGTGAAGGCTTCACCTTTACAGGATGTGTCGGCAATGAAACAGGAATTGCTTTTGAAAGCAAATACGATTATGTCCGAATTGAATGAAAGAGCAAACAAGACAAAAACATTCAAAATATCTGACTTTCAAAAGGTTGACCCTCCATACGGTGCTGGCGTGGATTTGGACAAGTATTTCAGACCAACGACACGCTCAAACGATTTCACCCCTAACAAGAACGCTCACAAAAAGAAGAAGGTCGAACCCAAAACTAAGAAAGCACCTAAGAAGACAAGAAAGGTTCGCAAAGACAAAGGGGTCAAGCGTGGTCCTCAAAAGAATCGAAAGAAGTCAAAGAAGTGATCGTCAATGGGTTCAATGTTCCGTCATTTCCCTCGTGAGGTCTGTATGAGGACTCGCAGGGTTGTAAAGAATGAGGAACAGTTACAGAAGTATGTCCTAGCCACCAATGGCAAAGACAACATAACCACCACCGTATATGGGTTCAGGGAGTTGAAGCCGAAAGGCAACCGTGGCGAGTATAATACCGCCATTGTCCCCCACTTCGTAGTTGACTTAGACAAAGACAGACTTCAGGGTATGAGCGATGCTGAAGCAGGACAGCGATGTTCTGAAGAGGCATGGCGGTTATCAGCGCACCTATTGGAAAATGGATGGAGACATGCAGTATGGTTCACTGGCGGTGGTTTTCACATATGGGTCAACCTTGATCAGGAGTATGTCTTAGAACCTATGGAGTTGAATGACCTGCTTGTATCAGGCAGGGCGTTAATCTCAAAATGGGTCAAAGACATGGACTTACAAACACTTGACCCAGTTGTATCGTTTAGGCCTGACCGTCATATACGGATACCAAACTCATTCAATTTCAAACGAAACATATGGTCGATTCCCTTGTATTTAGGGGGCATCTCCGAGGGTTGGGACCATATTGTCCAAAGAGCCAAAGAACCATCAAACATCAGCATGTGCTTAATGGGCGACAAGGGTATGCCCTTAGAAGTAATCAAGCGAGACCCAAATAATCCATTCGGCCCTCAAGGAGGAGGCTTTGCGAAGCAGGAGTTTAATGCTGAAGAGGTCGAAATAGAGATGAAGCGTATTGGGAATATCCCTATGTTGCCCTGTCTCGCTGAAGCCACATGTGAAACTGGTGCAAATCCTCCGCACCTGCCGAGGGTGTATCTGATGATGTATCTGTTGGATTACTTCAACCGATTCGCACGACCCCCATCTAACTCAAAAATATCTATCGATGATCGTGTCAATCAGGCACACGCATTCATCGCTCAATTGAAATGGGCTGATTACAAGCCTGATGTAACTCACAAGTATCTCAAGCACGGGGCGGAAAGGCAATACCAAACACCGACCTGCCCCACATTATATCGTGAAGGATTATGCGTGGGTAAATGTCCATTTTATGATGGCAAAGGAGTTGGAAATTAGATGACAAAAGAATGTAAATATATGCATCATAAAATATGCACAGGCGAAGCAACTGAAAGAAACAAATGGAATGTGGCAATGTGTAAATCATGCCTTAACCATTGGACAAAATATGGGGGGAAAGCAGTTGTCAGATAAATTGCCTGCTTGGAATGCTCGTGCAATGCAAATGCCTGATGGAGGCGTTCAATATGTTATTCTTCAGGGTGAACAGCCGGTTGCCTTTACAGGCGACCAAAACTTTGCTCGTCTAGTGATCGATTTGTTGGAGACCCATAGGACTCCGATGTTTCAAGAAATCCTAGGTGAAATTGCTAAAAGGCAGGGCAGGGATTCTGTTGACTTCAATGAAGTGCCTGAAACCGCTGATGACGACCTTGAACGAATGAAGGCTGAACGACTCGCCAAACTCGATAAAGAGGATGATTGAGTTGCGTCTTACAGTTGTTGTTTGCGTCAACACTGGATGTGACAACAATGTCCGTTCAGGATTCAGGCGGTGCGTTTCATGCTTGCAGGGCTGGACCCCTGCGAAGAGAAAGGAACAGGCTGACAAAATCAAGGCAATGCAGGAGGAGGAATGATGTCAACAGTCATCGTGTCAGAAAAAGGCTGGGTTGCTGACTGGGGGGTATGCTCTCATCCTGAATGCAGTAAGCCAGCACATCCCATGTCAGGCACACATTGGCTGTGCGTGAATCACTATGCTGATTGGCATAACGGATATGCTAAACACTATGGTTGGTCGATAATCGACCCTAATGAAATACTTCAGGAGGTTGAAGAAGATGCCTGCTGAAAAGATTCTATTCATTGACAACAGGGAGCGTTCAGGTCTTGAAGCACTTGTCAAAAAGTATCTCGACAAGAACAAGAAACTGAAGTATCAGACCCGACAGAACATGATCACAGACTACGCCTTTGCTAGTGTCGGCATTGAATCAAAGTCAATAGAGGACTACATGCAAAGCCTGCATAGTGGACACTTAGAACATCAATTGCATAACCTTGATGACAATTACAATCAAGGCATCCTTTTGATTTGGGGGACTCTTGACAAATATGTAGCCAATGCCAAAAAAGGTGGTCGTAAAATCCCCTATGCACGAGCATGGGCCAGTTATGTCGGTTCCTTAGCGAGGTGGGCTGTTGACTACGATATATCCATCATCACATTCCCTGACCGCTCATCGGCGGCTAGATTCATCTGTAAGAGATTTGAGAAGCATGACACCATTGGCTCGTCATCGACATATCGTGTTATGAGGAGAACCAACTCCGAGGACATGCGTATGGATGTGTTGAGAGCGGCAGGTTGTAGTGAAGCAATTGCACGGCGTTTGATCGATGCTCATGGTTCTGTAACTGAAATCGCTGGCTTGACCGCCAAAGAATTGATGCAGGCCGAGGGTGTAGGAAAGGTTCGGGCGCAAAAAATAATCACTGTGCTGAACAGTGAAGAGGCTGTCCCAAATGAAAAAGTCAAGATGACAAGGGCGTGAGTGTTGAAATACTTGACCATCATCCCATAAACTCCACAGGTGTAAAAACATGCTATTGAGACCAACTACTGATGCTGGCGGGAGAAAGTGGGATGACTATACTCTAGTCAAATCCGACTTTGAAGGCAGTAAATACATACGCAACTACATTTCACGATTCAACACAGTCTCTTTCTTTAACGAATATGCGGGGATGCTTTCATACTTCTTTGTAGCAGGCCAAGCACTTTCACCATACATGCGAATACCAATACATGGCGCACATGTTGATTGTAGGGTGCATGTCTATTGGATTCAACAATCAAGGACTGGTAAATCGATTGCATATGAGTTTACGGCAAAACTGTTGAGAGCGTGCGGTATTGAAACCGAGTCTTTCAGTGGTGGCTCCGATGCTAAAATGATCGGAACGGTCATACAACAAGCAACATACGACGATGACGGCAAACCAAACGGTGAGGAATATGTCACGGTCCCCGGTATCCTAAATGGATACAAAACGCTTCTATTCGATGAAGCGAGTATATTGCTGAATGATGCAAAGGCATATTTCAGCGACAAAATCCTCTATCTCCAACAAGCGATGGCCCCGATAGGCAGTGAGACCAATGTATTGGTTAAGCACCTTGTGGGGGGGTCTGTGAGGACTCCATCAGGTGTCTCCTTATGGATGACCACCTATCCGCCAAAGGACATCATGTCGCATGTCTTAGAGAAGGGATTCTTTCAGCGTGTGTTTCTATATCAAAATGATGTAGGTGTCGAACAGCGTCAAACCACCAGTGAACATCGGATGGGGGGCGTATATGTCCCCGTCCCCGACAAGGTTTGGTCTTATGAAAACCTAGCCGAGTTTATTTTGGACATTCAAGGCTTGGTTAAGGCACGGTTACTGAAGGCCGCAGGTCTAACTGATGAGGAATGGGACGAGTTGGAGGAGGGTGTGAAAGAGGAGATTGCCATTCGTCACACATACGACATATTCAACATAGGCCCGTCATATCATGCCGCACTGTTGAATGCTGTTGACGACTATTATGCACTGATCAAAGGAATCAACAATGACATCATCAGGGAGACAGCAATGTCATTTATTCCCAATGTCGAAAACTACACTATCATTTTCGCCAACATCATTGCCGCCACCATGAAGACATCCGTCATCACAGCCGACCATGTAATGATGGCCACTGAAATCATTTATGACAACCTCCATAATCTCATTATTTGGCTTGAACAGAAGCAAGATGTCAAGGCAAAGAAGCGAAGAGAGAATGAGATGCACGGCTGGAAAAAGGCATACAACTTATGTGGCAAGTTTGCTCATAAGAAGTCAAACAAAGAAGTCGTGGCTAAGAAGGACCTTGAGAAGAGGTATGCCTCCGAAGCGGCTGTCAGCACTAGAACCGCTGAAAGAAGGCTTGACAAGTTGATTGCCAACAGTCAGGCTGAACGGTTGATGGATGGCCGAAAAGCATTCATACACTTGAGTTGGTAATGATGTTTAAGAAAAGTCTAGGAAATTGGTTAGAAGAAAACAGGGTATATACGATCAAGGCATTTTCTGAAACGGATGCCTGCGATTTACCACATGGCTGGGAAAAGCCTAGCGAGTTTACTTTGAATGCCATCGTAATCAAAGGCGGGCATGGCGAGCATCTAGTTTTCACTGACGAGATATACACAGTCAAAATAAATGCACGGACTGTTGAAGTTAGGAACCTCGACACTTTTACTGAATGGGTTCAAGGTTTGCACCCCGAATCAGTAATTGTAGGGTATGGCTCAAAAAACTTCGACATACCGTTGATTGAGTCTGTGTATCCTCTCGCCTTTATTAACCGAAAAGGGGACCTTCTATTTCACGACCTGTTAGAATTGGTTCAGGACATGACAGCGAAACACTACGACTCATACCCCCGAAGAATATCCTTGACGGCTTTAGCCAGTATGAACAAAATCCGTGATTCTATAATCCCATTACCTAGTATCGTGACTTCAACCTTACAATTGCTATCAATGTGGCGTTCTAAGAACAAGGCAGGAGTCTTGAAAAACCTCATTGCTGAAGCCCATACAATTGCACGCTTAATGTGGCAAATGGACATAGATGATGGTTCGTTGTTGATCAGGGACGAAAGAACGGACAAAAGAGTCAGACTTACTGCTGACGACTTTTCGATTCGTTCCGACACGACTCCCGAAGACCATCCGAAAACATCCGAGTAAACTCCTCGCCGTCCTCGTCTTCTATCTGTATCGGGATGTCTGTAAAATCCATTTTGAATGCTTCAATCATTATACCGAATAGCACTAGAACCATTAGGACCCCTGTAAAGAAAAGTAAACCCACCATCTGTCTCGATACATGGAGGGGTCAGCGGCGCATGAAGTTTTCGATTATCTCCCGTGGACTAACCACGGCTTGACCCATTGGTGATTGAGACAGGCCATGCTCTTTTTCAGTTGCTAGGATTGCGTCTAAGCCCTCGCCGTAGGGAATCAGTGAGCGTGTGAAGTATGCAGGTGCGGTGACATTCCTGCCCGCTCTATTCGTAAACGAGATAGGGCCTAATTCATTGATACCCGCTCTTGCGCCCGGAGGTGCGGCGGCGTAGTATTGATTCCCGTATCGCCCTGTTCTGATCGATTTAGGTTCCTCCCATTGACCCTCGGATTTACCTCTTGGTTTGGACCTCCAATACTTTCCGTCAGTCAATTGAGGATAATCAGGCTCTCCGCTTAATTCAGGGGCATGACTCAACCGCTCTTTGAAGTCCTTGCTACCTCCCTGTGAGAGGAGTTGCTTCAACTCATGGGCCTGCAAGTTTCTTTGTTCACCAGCACCCGGCATGTCATTGTAAAGGACATTACTGCCGTATAGGATGTCATTCAACGGGTCTTTTGCACCTTTCAATCTAGGGCGTGGTGTCCAGTCTTTAGGAAAATGACCAAATAAATCAGTGGGCTTCAATTCGGGGATGCCCCCTCCGCCCACATGCATTCTTTGAGGCAACAGTGGAGAGAAGTCAGTGATACCGAATAATTCAGATGAAGCGGGGTCTTGATACGAAGCGTGTTGAATGTTTGCCATATCCCAATCGCCAAAGGAGGTGGGGTGGTATCTCAACACAGACACCGGGTTCTCGATGAATGCTTTCATATCAGGGTTGTATTCACGAAGGTCCTCCATCAAATCAAAGGTTCTTTGCATTGTCCTTTGACTGTTTATAGCGGCCTCATTCTTTGGTTCCCAGCCTGCCGCTAAGTCTTCAGGGTATTCCTCGTCGGTCCCTCTTAGCATATTCAATTCACGCTTTAGGTTCCTCCCTCCGAGTTTCCATTGGTCGGGGGTTTTCCATGTATTACCGATTTGTTGCATTGACCATCCTTCGCACGGTCCACTAGCAAATAATAAATCGATAGGCCCACCAAAGTCATCAATCATTTGATCAGCCGTGAGGTTGAGAATGTTGACTCGCTTATCGGGAAGGATTCCAATTGGTTTTCCTTTATGCTGGTCCCAGTCATATCCAATTACATTATGACCTCTATCACGGGCCGCAGTGGACCATCCAGCGTGGACATTTGGCGTGCCATCAGGTCCAACGGACCCGCCAACAGCGGAGAATAAATCGGCAACATTCAGGCGATGATCATGAGATTTCATTAAAGCGGCCTCCAAGAGCATCCACCCTCTCATTGCCTCCTTATTAGATCGCCTATCCATCAATCTCACCGACTTGTTGATGCACGACTGCCGCCAGCACCTAGTTGCCTTCTCATAGCGGGCCTGACATTGCCACGACTCTTGTTTCGTTTGTATCGCCTAGCGGTTTTACCACGCTTGTTTTTGCGGCTTACCGTCCATGCTTTGTTCTTAGCCTGACGCACGGGCCTGTCTGAAATGTTGTTTTTACTGTATCCTTTGAATCGCCCTTTGTCAAGGTCTTTCAAGACAGCGAGTCCGGCTTCAACTGCACGGCTTTCAACCGAGGCCTCACTCTCCGCCATATATTAGCGCACAATGGACACTCCCATAGATGTATCCTTTCACGGCTCCCCGCATAAAACCCATTTATACGAATCGCTAAGACCACATTCTTGCATTTCGGGCAATCCTGTGAAATCTTGTCGGTGTATTTTCTAGGTTGGATTTACTCACGCCCCAGCATGTGTATATTCAATGATTACATGGTCATATGCGAGACCACCAAATACCGGCATTCCGGGGTCAGCAATGATGTTCAATGCTGTGGGCGTAACCGTGTTGATAAGCGGGTGGTCAGCAGGCATTACAATAGGGGCTACTTGATCAGGCTGTGCAATTGAAATGAATGTGCAGGTCAATAATCTCAAAGGATTTGGCTGACTCGGAACCGTTGGATTAGCCTCTATTGCCGCTAAAGGGGTATGTGCTAGTCCAAGTGGGGGAAGCACGCCATAATTCAAAACGAGAGGTCCTGACCACGCAAATATGGCTCTTGATTGACGGTGAACAGGTGTTAATTGATACGACTTCAAAGGAGTAGCATCTGTCTGATAGAACAAATGAGTTTCGCCTGTTCCTTCAGGGGCTGGATTTGAAGCGGTTGGGTCTCTCGCATATAGAAGCCCCATGTCGGTTATGGGGAGATTTGCCGCATTCAAGCCAGCAATCATATCGTTACGGGGGTTCTCATGGTCACTAGCGGAGTCTTTATCGATCAATGAAGATAATGCCACAGGACCCGGCCTGATGAATGTTCTTTTATCTTCAACTTGATGAATGACAGGATGCGATGCACCTTTTCCTATTCTTAACCAAGCCAAAACAGTGGTCTGTCTGACTAAGTGTGCAAAGGGCGTTGAAGGGTATTGATTTGAAGTGGTATCGACATATGACCCATAAACCAAACCAATGTTTTGAGGTCCACGGGGGTCCACATATACAAGCAAAATTGCTTCATCGCCAGCGGCTACGCCATTGGCTAAAGGAGCCACATTGCCACCTATACCACCAGCGGTTCCTCCGGGGTGATAATCAATATGATAATTGGTTGCGGCGGTGATGTCTATCGTAGCACCGCCACCCACGGTGTAATACATCCCGTCAACACACACAGTCCCAGTAGCAACTGAAAACTCTTTAGTGGTTCCAACTGAACCAACTGGGCTGATATGACAGTTATCCGACAAAGGGTTGTTACGATCAGAATTGTTGTAATCGTTTAGACCGACTGGGACCACACCATTACCAAGCAGGTTTTCGGTGATGTTGGTTAAGGTTGTAGTAGTCAAAACATCAGTATCTCGTAATCCTTCAAACTGATATGAACCCGCTGATGTAGCAGTCTTGTTGTGTCCTTCTGAAAGGTCAGTGTTTGGCATCAGCGCACCTCCACTAAGACATCGACACGGATTTCATTTGTAGTGTCCTTTGTAATTGGCAAGAAAGAGGCCCTATATGCGGCATTATCCAGTGAAGTCTCTCCATGCATAACAATCTCTTTGATTGTGTTTGCTGATGTCAAAGTCGTATCAAAAACTGCTGTAAATGAAACGGTTCTATCATCGATTCTTTGTATTGAAGGCGATTGCGTGATTTGAGGGTTGCCCGCCCCTCCATCTCTTGATGATGCCTCTCCGCCAGTGGACCCTAATGTGATGTTCTTTATCAGGCCCTGTAAATGGTCGGTTAAAGCCGCTTTTATTCCGTCTAGCGTTGGCATTTCGTATCTCCTCGTTACTTGACCACATATGGCCTGCTCTTGGACATTCCTATCGGTAACGCCCTATATGTGTTGGCAGGGTCTATCGCCTTTCGGACTCCAATTTGACCCTTTGAGTTGATTATCGACGCACGATGTCCAATGGTCATTCTTGTATTGTTGTTACTTCTAGTGACTATCCTGTGGACAGTAATCAACTTGACACTAGATGAAAGGGATACCGTGATCGAGTCTTGACTCACTAATTCCTCATTCCCCGCCGAGTTGCCAATGCTGGCCTGTAAGTCTGAAAGAATGCCGGATATACCTTTTTCGTATTGAGCGATAACAAAATCACTTGTTCCGCTTTCATAGTTATGTGTTGTTTCAAACACTGCAAAAAGACCTTTCAGGCCGTGCGTGGATAAGTCCACGCTGATTACATCGCCGGGGTGGACTGAAGTTGCATTGACCATGCCGATAACCCTTATCATTGGCGCACCATTTTCAATTCGTGATAGTAATGACTTTGCGAGCCTGATAGCGGTCTTTCGTGTTTTCAAGCCGGGGACTTCTTGAGTATAAGACCGGACTACATTCTCATCAGAACCAGCACCCGCTTGTAATTTCATCCGCTCAATGTCTTTGACTTCAACCAATACGCTTTCGTTCTCGGCTATTTTGTCCCCCTTGACGGCTACTACATTCGGTGAGTCGAACATTCTGCTGACTACAATATCTCTAGCACCACTATCCGCACCTATTCGCTTTCCTGTTTCTTTGAATACCTGACTTGAATACAGTAATACGCCTGATGCTGTATTGATCAGTTGATTGCCATCTATCTGTGAGGAGTTACGAATCACCTCCAATATATTCAAACCACGAGTATTTCTTGAAATGAAATTGTTGCTATGTTGCATTATATCCGTTAAGCAGGGGTGTCCTCCAATAGCGGATGGAGACACCGATGTTTGAATCATAGTCGTGTCTTTCAAGTTGAAACCAGCGGAGGATGAAGAGGCATCATTGAGTAAAGTCATTACAGCGTCTGTTGTTCTTATTCCGATAGTAGCATACTGGCCTGCAAAGACATTGCCCACTTCAAGACCGGAGTCGGTCAGGGTCAACCCATCCATATTCTTGAAAGTCACATATTTGCCACCAAGGTCGTCTTTTACCTTGTCAACCTTCCACCTTTGCCCTTCGCTATCGAATATGTAAGGCGGGAAAAAGTTGGAGGTTACTTCTCTTGAGTCTATCATTAGTTTGTTGCTTCTATCGGTGGCACTAATTCGACCTTGATTAGGACCATCCTCGATATTGAAGGTTCTTTGAGTCATCATAATGAAATCGTCGGGGTTATATGTCGTCAGGCCTTTATACGACAATCCGGTTCTTGTAGCGGATGTTCCATCGTGCTTATACAATGAGGTGGCTTGATACTCCGACAAAACAATAGCGTTGTCGATCAATGAAGGGAGAAGAGGATAGGTCTTGGTGAGGCTTATGGTGGCTTGTCCAAGCGAACCATCGGATACGGGGTATCTCTTTGTATTAGTGCTTGCTGAAGTCCCAAATGTCTTTCTTGCATAAAACAGGGTGGTCCCATCCCAAGTATGTCCAGCAGGCAGGTCCCCATTCGTTAGTAATGGCGATGTATTAGCAACAACGCTTATGCTCAATATATTTTTGTTCTTTGAGGTATAATGTATTGAACCTGAATACCCCGGATACACTAGGTCTCCTGAATCAGGCAACATTGAGGCATCTCTAACAACCATGTAGTAATCAGAACCAATCGAGTAGTATCGTTTTATTTCAACACGATTGTAATTCCTGTTTCCGTCGATATACTGCTTTCTGACAGCCTCGTTTGGCCTTTGTTGAGCCGCATGGTCTCCGCCAATGTTTGATGATGAGTCGGAGTATCTTGTTTCACTTTGACTGATTACTTCAAAACCTCCGGGGTGTGTCGATTGGGAATAGCGTGGTTCAATTTGAGAATATACCTGACCATCGGGGTCAATTCTGTTTGCATCTGATTTGAAAAACTCAAGCATTGCTGTTGAAGGAATGAGGTGATACACTACATCATGATTATTTGGGTCCGGCCATTCAATGACAAACTTATCAGCCGCTGACATGATCGGTTCCGTCATACCTTGAGGCTTGTTCATATTCAATTCAAAAATACCGTATCTCTTGTCTCTATGATAGAAGTTGTCGGATGGCTGGGAGAGGTCGCCCGTATCTAGCGGCAATGGACCCAACATGTAGCCGTCCTGTCCAAGTGCGGCTCCATTTGGGGCGAAGGGATACATTTTCGATGGTCTAAATGGCCTCACTATGTAATCAACAAATGTCCTTGTGGGGTGTGATGTTGACCCTTTGGTCCCTGAAACCGCAAGAGTATTGCTCACTGTTGAAAGACTACCTTCACTTTGACGATTCAAATAGGTTTTTCTTAGAATGAATACACCACCCCAAGGCGGTAAATCAGCCCCTCCTCGGATGTTCCATATATCGTTAGCACCAGCAAATGGCGATGCCTTGATAGTGTCTGATATGGCATCAGGCTCACCCTTTGAATCATTATTATCGACTGAAAAAATTGGTTTGTCGCCGTAAAGAATGTCTGTTGTGTGAGGGGTATTGGAGACCGTGAATGGGACTCCAACCGTCCCTAATGTATTACATTTGACCGCCGTTCTCAACTTATTCATGTATGAGGGGGTGATTGGGTATTGCTGTCCAACCATTAAATCAGAATGCAAAGAAGCCGCCTTTGTTGAGGTAATCAGATAATTGCTATTCTTTTCAATTGTTTCTTCTTTAGTGGTTGTAATGATCAGACCCATCCTAGGCTCGGACCTTGATGATACCTGCCTATGGTCGGCTATTTCAGCGAGCGGTGTGGGCAATATGTCCTGTCCTGCTGTCAAAGACGAGTCATAACCCCAGCCACTAGATGGGAATGAACCAGTTGCTAAGGCATCATTGGAGTTGGTATGTAGCGCATTGCCTATGAGATGCCAAGCCGACCCAAAGTTTGTCGTTTGAACAGTAGCAATCGAATCTGAACCAGTCCCAGTTTCATCGAAAGACGGGATTAAGGGGTCGCCTCCTTTACTAAGAACCGGCACTTGATTCAAGGCGGTATGAGCCGCATTATATTCATCGACCCACATACCGGCGGGCATGTGAACCGGCTTGAAAACACCAGCGGATTCCAAACCAAAAGAACGACCAATCCCTAAAGGTTCATCACTAAATGAGGTAATTGGTTCGTTACTAAGCCTGCTATTGTAGGTCATAGGGCTTCCTTGAATGGTGTGTCCTGATAAAATAATGCCAATAGGAGAAGACCTTTCAACACCCCCAACATCCGTGTTACTCCACATATATCCGGGGTATGTTGCGGCTAATGCCACCGAGTCATGTTGGCCCCCATCAAAACGACCTTTACCAAAGATAGAACCCTGTGAAGTTTCAGTCTCCATAGGGTCTCCCGCTAACATGTCAACTGCATTCGATGCTGTTCTTACTCCCCAAGCACGAACAGGTAAACGCCTTCCATGATCAAAACCAACCATTGGTTGTAGTCCTAGATACAGTTGATGTTTGATATTGAAGCCTGAACCTTGTTTCACACTATATTTTCCAAGTGTAGTTTTGTAGGGGTTTATGCTGTCTCCAATTCCTTCACCACGAGTATATCTCTCCCCGTTGTAAACTTTGGGCAACATCATGGTTCCTCTTGCTTCTCTTACGGTTGTATTACCCATCATGACCGCTGAACCGGACTCCAAAGTCCCCACGCCATGCCCGCCCGCATTCAAGCCGTTAAACCCGTATGACTGAAGCCACTGCAACGCATATATGCGCTCAAACTTCTGTGCTGGCCTCATCTGACCATACCTGTAATTAGGATTTGGCGCACCTGCTAGTAAGTCAAAGATTGACTGTGCGGTGTATGATGTTCTATTGATTTGTTCTGTTAAATCCAACCTTGAATGGTTTCTCAAAAGCAAACCTCTTGTTGCAGGGAATTGCATTGCTCTTGGCATACCGGCTTCACGGTATCTGAACATCATAAAGTGTTCACGGACAGAACCCGTTATTGCCGGATGTCCGTATTCAGCGAGCCAGTGGCATAGGAACGCATCAGGTTTCGCACCAGTATTCGTGTCCGTTTCTTTCAAAATCCCCCTGTCCCATTCAGAAGCAAAATCGATAGTCATCATGTTAGTGTAATCGGGGTCGTGAACAAACAAAGGTGGGACTGTTGCTAATTCGGTGGCAACACGGGGGTTAATCCAGCCCCATTCGCTACCTCTTACAAGGTATTGAACCTCTTCATAAACGGCTGGCAGTATATTTGAAGTCGCAGGGTCATGCATGTGTTTTAGCAGTCGAGTCATAGCCGGTTCAGGCCTGCCCCCTGACAATTGATAGTCACCGATCATGAAACCATTGACCATCATTTCTGATGCGGCGGTATAACGGTTCCTGAAATTAGGAATATGGAGATTCCCATCGGTGTATTTGAATTGAATATCCGTTGCCGAGGAAATGCCTGAAACAGATAAATCGGTGACTGGCTCACCAAATGCGACCTGCTCAACAAATCCTTCAACATTAGTATGTTCCTGACCCGGTGCGATCAACCAATCAATCTGTTTACCATCTTGGTTATTGAATTGGTGTGCATATGCCGCTAACAAAACAGTCTCACGGGTTTCACGGCCATAACCAATAGTCGCTTCTTCTAATGGCAATCCATCAGCGGAGAATGAACCAGTCGCTCCCGCATATCCAGCAACTCCTTTCAATTCAATACTGTCCAAAGCAAACTTTGAGCCTGCCGCACCTGATGCTGGTGGTTTAGCCTGTTGAAATGCGTGATGTTTGTTCTCGGTTTCAGCCTCAAACATCAGCGTGTATGCTGAACCATGACTTCTATGCAATTGTCGTCTCATAGCAAAAGGAGTGCCTCTATGAGTCAAGGGGGTTACAAATGAATGCCCCTGCCTCCCAAACCTCAACCTAGCATGTGGGACCGTAAGCGGCTGGACCGCACCATTCGCTGTCATTGGCAACACGGAACCTCTTTCAGCGTGGTCTGTAATCCGATGTGCGGAGTATATCCTAGTGGTTCCACTGGGGACCGCACCGGGCGTTATATCCGTAGCAATTCCCTGTGTTGAAACCATATCGGGGTGTAGTAAACGCTCACAGTGAAAAATCAACATGCGGTCATGTGTATCGAATTGAGATACATGCCCCTGTTCTATTGCTCCCTCCGTCGCAGTATTACGAACCCCTAACTCTCCCTCGTCCCTGCCATACAAAGTAGCAACTCTTGACATGAAAGTTGATTCCAAATGGCCGGGGTCGTGTTCTTCAGGAGGGGCAATTCCACCCATCCCCCATGTTTTGTTTGAATGTGCTTGAATGCGGTCATGAGATGACCGGACAAATATACCGCCCGGTATCTCCTCCGCCGAAGGCAATGTAAGCCTCAAGTTTGGAGTTGACTTTCCATTGCTTGATGACGGGCCAATCCGTTCCTGACCAGTTTCACTATCAAAAGACTGGTTTTCAACAACAAAATCCCTGATTACTGTTCCAAAGGGCGAACCTCCGGGCAAAACAAGAACCGCACCTGAATCATCAACGACTTCAATGTCTTCAAAGACCATTTCTTCATTTGTGATGGTGAGTCCTTCAACTCTTTCTGTGTTGATCGGGCGTTTTACGAAAAATGGTTGGCTATATTTAGCCCCTGTTTCGCCAGCATAACCTGAAGATGCTTGGTCATTGATGAGGGTTAAACGAGCGGCATCAAGAGCGGAGTTGTCGGTTATACCTGAAAGTCTATCAAAGCCATCACCATTTTCTAATTGATTTGAATTAGTTGCGCCTTCGTTAATCGTTTTACCTTCATAAAGCACTATGTTCTTTTGATTTACATCAGTTGAAGTCGGTTGCTTTGTCCCGTGTTCCATTTTCGCAATCATCAAATGTGTTTCTCCGTTAATATCAGGGAATGTATCGGGATTTGCCGCTGTCATGCCACTGATTGCTGGTTCTGTAATTGTAAAGTCAGGAGGGGGTATAGACGGCAGTAGCGTTGAGTTTAGTCCTTCTATGCTGAACCGACAAAAACCATGATTCTGTGTATGCATCACAGGAGTCCCACCCTTTGATTCATAATTCAAAGCGGGCAACCCCATATTGCCCCCATCCAATGATTTAGCGGTCAAATGCCAAACGGGTAATGTTTGACCAAGACCTTGAACCACAGGCCCACCATTCGCACCGGCCCAATAACCGCCACTAGCGGAGGGATTTGTCGATTCCCACGAGATTACAACTGTATGCTGTGCTGGTGCGGCTTTCAGGGTCAACTCCGATATTACTCTCGTCCCCGTTCCAGTTGCACCAGTGCTTTCAATCAAAGTGGTGGTATCCATCGTGGTTCCCAAGAGTTTGTCTTTGACCCCGATCAAATCAATAGCGGGACCTAAATCGTGGAGAGTTGCGGCGTATGCGCTGGTAAAATTGGACTCATCTTTACCCCAACCTCGGATTGGTTGCCATGAGTCATAGGTGTAGGTTCTCCCCGCCACAGGGCTGTGTGATGGCGAATGAGTTGAATCGATTGAATCACCCGGTAATGCACCGCCTGCTTGGACGGTAAACTCACCCTTTGGAGGTAAATCAGATGGCCCCGCATTTTGAAATAAATCTCTAAAGTGGATTCTTAGCCTTGAAGTTGTAGGTGCTGAAAATGATTGTCCAATGTATTCACTTTGTCCAGCCATATTGACATATCTAGCCCTCAAATACCTAGACATTCCTCTTTCGCCAACTTGCCTGACCCGCTGGCTGTTAATTTTAGCCGCAATTACTCTAGCCGCTTCTTCAGAACCGAGGTTATAACCTCCGCCGTTTGCCAAACTATATGCGGCTAGGTCAACAATGATTACATTTGTAGTGTCACTTGTTGGCTGGGCGGGTATTGAAGCAGGGCCAGCATTTGCCATACAGGTTTTGATCAGAACCTGAAGCCCCTGCCGCCATGATTGGGTGTTTATTCCGTATTGCCACCCCCCTGTTCCCGAAGCGGAATGTTCGTCGGTATATTCAGTATCGGGATAGGTGATGTGCATAGAGAACCACCCTGAAGCGGGGTATCCCGATGGACCGCCGAGCGGTTGAATCGATGCGGGATAGACCTGTTTACGGTCCATGAACCCCCTATCCGCCAATCCCGCCATATTTACCACACTAACCTAGATGCATACAATCCTTGCGCTTCTAAAACCGTAAAAGCACGGTCCCACACGCCAATATGGGCCAGCGAACCATTCTTCAGGAATATCGGACCCACATCGTTATGACCATCGGTGGCCGGAACAACTTGAGGAGTCCCATAAGTCGAGGAGCCAATAACGCTCGGAGCCTGATCGAAATAGTGAGACCCATTATGGGGCGCACCGTGTAAGGCAACGCCAACAGTAGCCATGCAATTCCCCCTGACACCTTTCGTAGGGTCAACTGTCGATGGTTGTCCGTTTTCCAATGGGACATAAGGATGGTCAGCAACTCCCTCGGATGTTGGTGAGCCTTGATGTTCATGCCGAGGGTATTTTGAGCCACCTGATGTTGTTGTGCGACTATTTGGTGCAGTGCCATCATAGAGAGCATCTTGGTCTGTCACCAAGAACGCCGATAAATCAACTCCGTCGATGATCAATTTACAAGTAGCCATTGACAAGCCTGATTGGTTGCCGTCATGAACGAAAACACAGTGATGCCATTCATTATTTGTAATGTATAACGGCGAACCTCCGTGAGCGGCCATATATGCGGCAACATCAACATATGCGAATCTAGGTTGGCCGCTGGTTAAATCGGCATAGTGCAACGCAAAGTTGTATTCTTGATTCAAAGCCGAGGTATTTGCACCCCCCATCGAAACCCCCCAAGGTAAACCACTCGCATCAATTCCGTGAATTATTGGCCCTGACATCGCATCCGGTCCACCATTTATTGACATAAAAAAGAATGAAACTGTAAATGGCTTCGACGCTGATAGCGGCCTATTCACCTCGGATGAAATCTCGCCTCCAATTCCACTTCTAGGCCCAAGGTGAGGCAGGGATGCAAAGGCCTCTCCGACACCCGTATTGTCCCAGTCATGACACACCAAGTATGGGTATCCGGTGGTTGGCCATGGCCCCGCACCTGTATGTCCTATGAATTGAATAGGCCTAAACTTAGTGTGGCCTGTGGGCGAAGTTGCTGTCAGCGTTGCTTTTCCTGCGGGAACGCTTAACTTTTGATAACGACCATAAATCTCCTCTTTTAACACAGTTTCATCGTTTTGAGGATATGCCGCAGTGTATTCAGTCGTGTAACTCGCCGCATAGGGCAACGGGTTCTCTTCGACCATTGAAAGGTATAACAAGCAATCGTCAATAGGTTGACCAGTGGATGGTCTTATTCGTGATTTATGATGCAACCCTATGTATGAGTTTTCATTGATCGTATCGTGGTCTTTAATCAGCGTAAAGTCGAGGACCGCTGAAGCCTTATTCGTTTCATGTAAGTTTTGCATTCCTGCGAAGCCGGTGGGACCTTTTGAGTAGTGATGCCTGTATGAGTCGCTATAATCGTTTGAAGAACCATCGCTGACATCGACCATCACCCCCGTATGCCCGCCTCCAAAGAATAGGATTCCTTTTGAGTTGACCAATGGCCAAAGTATCTCCACGCTCAATCCTAGAGCGTCTGTTTCAACCCCTAAACTGTCTTTAATGAATAGACTGTCGTAAAACTTCTCAATTTCAACCCATGGGGTGATATTTCGCAGGAGAACGCCATTTGTAATTCTCAATCCTTTGTTGCTCAACTGACTAATTCCTTCAAACCAAAACATCCTGCCATTTACCCTGCCAATCCCTCTATTTGCCGCACTGATCTCCGAGCCAAGCGTCAGAAGGCCTTCATATGCACGATTATCAACAGCGATATAGTCTATCGGGGGGGAGTTGGCGGCATTGAAACCTGCCAATGCGTGAAGACTCCCAAACATCGTCTGTCCGGTTGTAGGCCTTCTTGGGACCACCATTTTGATGTAATCGCCTGTTATTGTCGTGTCCTCGTCATCATCACTAAGAGTCGGTTGAATCGTTGTTGTTACAATTGTTTGGCCGACCCCTGTATAAGACCGAATCTGCTCGTTATATGGTGAAAGTAAACGCCCATGAGACCCGCCGGTAAATGTAGTGATAGGAACAAAGGTTTCACCATCAGAACCGATTGGTAAAGGTGCAGGGAATGAGTTTGCTTGATAATGAAGGCTATTTGTCGCCAATAGACCCCCTGAACCAATACACGCAACCGGCTGATAGGGGTATGGGCTTCTGTTATCCAACCATATTGCGAAGTTACGAGCCGTAGCCCCCGGTATGGTGCTGTGAATTACAATTGTTTTGCCCTTTTCGCCGTTTCGACTTTCAACTTCTTTACCTTCAAAAGCCCTCACATAGCCCATATGAGAGCCGGTGTTACCCTCTCCAAGGTGGTCGAGGTCGAAATGATTTGGTGCGTCAAAAGCACTGAACCCGATGTCGTTTTTAGCGGCGGGGTGAGCCGCCAAGTTGATTTTTCTGATTACTTCATCAAAGCATGAATTGAAGTCCTTCTTTGTAGTTGCTATTCCATTGAAATCTAAATCCATAGGCCTAATGTATTTTGTTGAAAGTCCATCGCTAGATTTGCCTTGAAGAGACAAAGCCGATGGTTTACAATCGACACCCAAAACCAGCGGGCGATCAGAAAAGGAATACAACGCCTCATCGCAATCATAATCAAAAGCCTCCATAGAAGGAACCCCTCTTAGCCAATACTTGTTCACATTTGTCTCGTCACGAGTAATGTCTTGGCCCCCTGTTGCTGAAACTCCCCGTCCAAACAAAAACCCAATTTTATGTGCAATTGAATAAGCGATGTCCTCCTTTGTATGAGAATTGTGAGCCGAAACCGCTAGATTCCACGAGTCTGTTGCCAAGGAGGTCATACAAACATAACCGCCTAAGACAACAGTCATCCCCGGAGTAATGTCATTCAAACTCGCCGCCGCAATTGACGATGCCTCCGTTATACGGTCTGTTTTTGACATCGACCAAAGTGCGTCAATAGTAAAGGTATTCCCCACTCTTGTAACCTTGGCAACATAACCCATTTTACCTCCAAGTAGCCCCTCTCCAATTGTTATGCAATGTATGCCTGTCAATGGCAAGTCGTTTAGTTGTAATCCTAATTCTGATAAAGAGTCCCAGCCATCCGCATTATCCACGGTAATCGTGCTAGAAGGTCCATCAACGCTTTCAACAACCGCTGTAACGCTTGGGCGTTGGCATCTGATCAAAGGACGGTGGCGGGCCACTTCAGCCAATGCCCCATAAGTCGATACGGTCAAACCGGGCTGACCACCGTCGCCAGTGGGTAAGGAATGCTTGTAAATTGAGTCTGTAACTTCAAAAGAGGACGCATATGCGTCAATACCCCAGTCAATAGAAAAACGGCCCTCTTGATTCTTCATTTCAGGCCGGTTCATTGCCGTCATCGTGCAATCAATGGTCATGCCAAATCCTTTTTCTGTTGGCAATGGTTGATTGTCAGCATCGGGATAAAGAATCTTCTTTGTATCGTAAAACATCGAAGGGAATAGAGGCAATTCAACCAATGCTCTTGTCGATGCATAATATGTTGAGGACTGTTTATCGTTTCTTACAGATGCATTCCCCGCCCCAACTATCCTGTCCTTCCATCCGGGGAAAATAGGGTGTTGTATTCGTGAAGGTTTTACATCAATAGCCCCCTGACCCGGACCTCCTAATGACAATGAAACGGTTGGCGTGCCTAAATCACCAATCTCTTTGAGGGGGGTCCCCTCCGACAATTTGAAGTCCCTTTCTGTTTTCTGATCGGACAAATCCATGAGTAAAGAGCGGCCTCTAACTGTTATACCCGCACTCGCAGAAGTGCTAGTCCCCGGTTCAATTTCTTCGATTCGTCCTTTCATGAGGGTATATTCCAAATGAACGAGGTGAGACTCGCTAGGGTTTGAAGGTTCAGTTATCAAACCGTCTAAACCGCCTCCAATCCCTCTTGAAGTCGGATGAACCAAGACTAGCAACTCTTCACTGGTAATGTCGTTATCAATGACATCAAACGCTCTATTTGATGCCGACGAGAACACACTGCTCTCTTTCTTTTTGATGTAATCTGATGACCCCGCACTCGATGACACCCTTAGAAGGTGGTAATCCGCCGAAGTGTCAGGGTCGGGGACCACCGTGCTGGGTATTGCCTTTGGACGGCCAAATCCTCGGTATGAATATCGATTATTGACAAGACAGTCATCAAGGTTGATAAAGGGTGAAGGAGTTATTTCACCACTAGGAGCCGAAGTCAACACATTTGATTTTAGTGGCTTGTTTAGATTTTTAGCGGGTATCGATACAATACCGCCGGGTGCAATAATCTGAAAACCAATTTCAGATGCGGCTGGTGTTGCCCCTGAAATATCCCAAGGCCTCTTTAGAAGGTCAGCAAGTGGCCTGATTGCCCCTGTTGACATTTCATAGGCTTGACTTCCCGCTGGGAATGTTTTTCTGACAACTAAATGCCCTTTATGCTGACCGTCTCCTGTAATCCAAGGCTTGGCGTAATCATTTACAACAGTGTGCGGGTTTGCTATACCCGTCCCTGCAACAACTTCGCCCGTCAAGTCAATAGCGTCATAATGAACCTCGATGATTGGAGGGACACCATTTGCGACTAAATATGCGGGGGTTGTGATCAAAGCAACTCTTGTGTTTTTGTCAGGAGTCAGGTGTTTGATATAAGCCTCGTTTGTAGGGATATATTTCACTGTTTCATTTGGGCCAATGTAATTCCCTGTTTTATGCTCTCTAAATTGAGCGTTATGGTTTATGTCTAATGACTTTAACATGAAAGGCTTGATGTCATCAACTGCAATAGCAATGATGTCATCACAGGTGGATGAGGATAAATTGTAACCCCCCGCTCCAACTTGTTGAAACGCTCCTGATGAGTATTCACTAATTACCCTGTTATATGGAGAGGCGGGGGCTAGACCCATAGTGCCAACAACAGATGAAGACTTATTCATAACACGATTTACTTCACCTTGATACACCATTTCAGTTACTTTCACCATATCGCTTTCGTTTATGATGCTGTTAAGAGAGAGGTCATCTGATTCATAAGTGAAAGTGTCCGATATTCCTTGAACCGTCTTTTTCACATATTGAGCATCAGGCTGGGGCAATGATTTGAGATAAAACTCACCTTCAACAATTGAATATGATGTTACTCCCCCCATCGCCCCATAGGTCAATTCCGAATCGGGTTCGATCAGGACTCCCGTGTCGTCGGTTACTTTCATACCAAGGCTTGCGGGCGCACTCGGAGCATAGGGTGGCGGTGAAGGTTCTTCGGGTGGGGGTTCAGGGGGGTCAAACGGTTCTTCGGGGTCAGGGCCAATAGGGGGTGTTACAGGTGTGGATGTAGGTGGTTCTTCGGGTTCTTCAGGTGGTTCAGGTGGTCCTTCGCCCCCCTCAAAATTGTAAGTGCCTGTCATTAACGCCGCCATTATAGCATCAGGGTCCAGCATAAAGAGAGATTCAGCATTAGCAATGTTCCAATTTGATTTATCTTGGGGGTTCCCTCCAACTGAAGGAACGGCATGTGAAAGGTATGTTTTGTCAGGCGAGGTGGAGTCGGATGAATACCGAACCTCCAACTCCTCTATTGCGAATGCGCTGTTGCCAATTTGTTCTGAAATCATTCCCGCCGCTTCTGCGGGGGGGACTCCAAGACCTGATTCTTCATCGACCATGTAAGCGGCTAAACTGCCCAAACAATGCCCTAGATGTGTGAGGTCAGTGCTGACTATATCTCTAAAAACATCATCATTCAATTCCGCCCAGTTGACCGGCAACTGATGAGGGGCCTCGGCTGACATGAAAATACGACTGAAGTATTCCGTGAATATAGTAGGGAACAGCGTAGGTTCAAGTTGTTGGAGTTGTTGTTTTGTAAAAGCAAACGCCATCTAAATCACTCCGTATTTTTCAAGGAAATAAGCGTTTACCTCGACCATTTCAGTATCTGATAACGCTTTATCATAAATCATCCATTCGGCTATTCTAAAGTCCGTCACTGCACCAAAATTAGAGGTTGTAGCAAGACCTGTTGCGGGGTCAACCGCACTTGCATTGCCCAATAAACTGAATATCTGATCGTGAAAGTCAACAGCCGTCGCAATCGAACCATCACTAATTTGGTTATCCAACTTGACCCCGTGCGTCCATTCCTCGACTTTACTCGTGACTCCCGTTCCACTAATCCGAATACAAAGCAATTGTGTTTGATTGGCGGAGGGAATCGGGAGAGCGGGCGGTATAACTCCGGCTGACGCATTTGAAAAGGTTCTGCTATTTGTCGGGAGGAGGTAATCAAGTGAAGTGAGGTTGGTCCCTCCCTGAACCGAAAAGACACGCAGGTTTGATGTAATGTCGTAAACAGGGTTTATCATCATAAAAATAGTGTATGAATCAGTTGGCGATGTCGTGAGTTTATTTGTTGTCGATGACCCGCCATTTACTAAGACCTTACCGTTTACGGAGGAACCTTGGACTTTGTAACAGGGTTGCCCATTGAATAGGGTGTTACTAGACTCCCACGCCCAATCCCCGCCGTTTGTATCTCCAAAGAAGTCCATCTTGTTGCCTGAAAGGTCTTTGAAATGCCTGCAAAAAACACCACTGTAATACAGTTTATGAGCGGCATTATGCCAAAAAATGAGATTCTTTTTTGGGGGGTCCTGACCCGCCGGGTTGTAATTTGTATCCCCCGCAGACATCCACATCTGTGGCTGATTAAGGTGCGAGGGTATTACCTTGGGTGATCGACTTTGAATTGAAACCCAAAAAGCCTCGTTCTTATTCCCTGAAACATCCTTAAAACGCTGGCCCTGTGAAAACACAGCACGAGTATATGCGTCCTTTGGTCGTGTTTTTTGGCCCGGATTTGTGACCAAATCTGTCTTTTTCTCTCCGTCATCGAAAACCAAATCTCCATTGCCTAGACAAATCCAAACAGGGGTGTCGTCATCATGGTGATACTTGAAACTAGAAAATCCGGGTCGGTTTTCAACGCCGCCGATACCGCTTGAACCGTTGGCGGTTTCATCACTAGCGGCATGGGTGGACACGCATAAAACCACATTTTGGGTGAAATCAATACCAATCACCCTGACTCTTTCAGTTGGGTTCGTCATTGGGTCTAAATCAGTGTCAACCCCCTTCGCTAATACTCTCTCAACCAAATACAATTCACTGCTTGGGGTGGTCGTGGGGTCCATGTATGGCATCCGTAGTGAACCCGTTGAACCTTTGTGATATTTAGTGTCAGGGTGAGTCCCTGAATGATTTATGATCAAGTTTAGGTTTGATTGAGGGATTCCCTGTAAAGACCCTGCGGGGTCAAGGTAATCAAATACATTAGAATTGCTTTGACCGCCTGTTACAGTAGTCTCGGAGGAGAATAACAGGTTCCCTCCAACATACCATGACTGTTCTCTTATTTCTTCTAAAGGAATACCAGTGAATAAGGATGCCAACTTCTCCGTTGCTGAATATATGTCTTCTGTGGTTGAAAGGTTACGAGGCAATTCCCTCACTCTAAAGGTTCCGAGGCCTGACGGGTTCCCAGCGACACCAATTGTTTTGAAATCGTAACCAATCATTACTAGAGGTATGTCAAACATACCATCATCGGTTCCGGGTCCATCCCTCCCTTGAGTTGCACTCCCTGACTTTGAATTACTGAAAAACTTGACATCAGGAATCTCTATGTCATCATTGAAATCCCAAAAGCCAATGCATTCGTCAATGTTTGTCAAAGGTTCAAGTTTAGGGGCCACTGTTCCACGGCTGATACGAATGCTTTCGATCAGGCCACGATATTCTCCTCCTTTGCCTCCAATGAAAAGGTCTGAAGACTTTTGGTCCATTAGTCGTGAGTCCCCCCCAAATGACAATTCAGCGACTAAAGCAGTGTTCATGAATAGTTTGAGGCCATGGGTATTAAACTGTGCTGTAACCATCATAAGTGGTTGCTTATTGAATGTGTAGTCCTGTGGCTTAAGCCGGTTGTCTCCATATTTATGCATGGTTGATGGGAGGAATGTGTCAATTGAAAAACTGGTTTCGACTGTAAAAGAATTGCCACCTGATATAATTGTGAATGAGATAGGCCCCGCTTGAGTCCCATTTACAGGGTCATATACTCCAAACGGGTTGCCAACTTGTAGTGAAAACTGGCCGTCTTTGGATACCACCATCCCGCCCATGTCAGGAACCACATAAGCGTCTATGGTGAAAGCCCCTCTAAGTGTGTTCAATGGATTTGTTTCATTCGGGATATGTTCACGCCCCGTTCTTGTCGAATTACTATATTCGGTGGTGGGCGAAAACGAATAAGCAGGTCTATTCTTCTTTACACCCCGTTCTTTGAATGCCCCAGTTGGGACGACTAAGCCATCAGTAGTGCCATTCATACGAATAGACTTGCCATAAAAACGATGAACACCCATTCATATCACAGTCCCACAAGTTGCTCAACCGCCGCCATCGAAAGGTCGTAATTCCATACAGAATCACCTGCTGAATATGATGGGTCAAATGAGGTTACGATTGCTGGGATAGCAATACCCTGTTGTAAGAAGGGATTTGGCCTGACCGTTTCCCCGTTTACAATGTCAACTGGGTCATACACGGAGGTGTTGGACTCCGCTGAAAAGTCGGTCCCCGGACCCGCAGGGATTAAGAATTGTCTCAAAACTTGTTGCCCGTTTGGGTCTGAAATGATCGACTCGTAAGGAATCCTGATTCCTATAATGTATTTTTGAACGGCTTTACTTTCACTTATTCTTAAAAATTGGGCAGTATCAACTGAAGCAATGGAGTCAGGTAAATCGATAAGACTCCCCGTCAGAACCTGTGGGCTGATGAGCGCACCGCCGGGACTAGGGTTTGAAATCATATTCATCAGGTCTTGCAGTTTGTCTCCTTTTGTCATTTTCAATGCGGCCACGCCGCCCGTGAGGTTGGATATGAGGAATGGATTTGGCCAGTCTTGGCCAGCACCGCCAATGGTCGAATCTGACTGTTTGATGACAGTATGATTGCTATGTGACCCTGTTTTTACATTTGACAGGGTAATCTTTTCACCTGTCGTGAAATTACCTTCGACGCTGTTCTGTGCGTGATACGAAATAGCATCAGCCTGCCCTAAACCTTGAGCCACTGTCATTTCAGATGTGAATAAAACCGGAATAGAACCAACATGTATTGATGCGGCATTTAGTGCCAGTCTGATCGCAGTTGCCACGGTTTCAGTATCGGTGGTCGAAGAGACATCGACATTGATAATCGACTTGTTTGCGATTGTATTAGCCACTGCGCCATTAGTGAAGCGGATAGTAAAGTTTTCATTGAGTCCGGCGGCTAATTGGCCAGCCGTTGAAGCGACAACCTCTTTTCCAAACAACAAACCTTTTGCATAATTCCACGAGGGGGTCCTAAGTGAACCAAACCATGTTGACCCAAGTGAGGACCCACCCGACAGGGACAGGTCAAGCATCATAGAAGAACCAACGCCAGCAGAACCGTTTGAATCGTCTGATAGAATGCCAGTTACTTTGATTATGATGTTTGTTTGATTTAGGTCAAGAGCGGCACGAGTTGCTAAGACAGGTAATGCATGAACAGCAACCATCCTTTGAAAACTGAATGCAATCTCCTCGGCTTCTAACTCAATGACACTGCCGTCTCTCCTAATGAGTTGAATCTTGGGCATTACATTACACCTCTCCCATATCCGCCTGAACGAGACCTCGTTCTAAATGCTCTTTGAACCTCTTGACTTACTTTGTCGGCTATTTCACGAGCATTGCCCCCGCCACTGACGGAGATGTTGATGTTGTTGGTGTCACCACCGCCGCCGCCGCCCATACCTTTCACGGTGACTGGGATGCTACTGCCGTCAGGAAGAGGGACAACTGCTTCGGTCCCGTGTAGCGTGGCTAAATATCCTGAATCAGGTCCACGGGATACACCGCCCGAATCGAAAAGTCCACCCACAAAGTCTGCCGTTCCACCGATGAATCCGCCAACGCCGTCAACAATTCCCTCTATCGTATCAACAATAGGGGATAAGAAGTCCATGATGTCATCAACCCATCCTTCGACATAACTCCAAAGTGCATCAAAGGTGTCTATGAATATATCACCGAAGCCTACGATCAAGTCCCAAACCTTACCCCAGTCCCCGGTGAAAACCGCTACAATGATTCTGATAATGTTGACTATAACTCTCATTACGAACATGAAAAGAGCAACTGCAACTTGAAATGCTAACTTGAAACCAAACCACAGGGGCATAAGGAACGGAATGATAAACGCCACGAGATAAACGACAATGGCTATGATAACTCCGATTACCCTGACTACAATAGCCGCCACTTCAAAGAGCATCATACCTATTTCAACTATGAAATCAATTATGCCACTGGATATGAGGAAGTCAACAAAGCCACTAATTGCCCCTGTAATGAATGATGTTACACTTGCGAAGTCAACACCTACATTGTTTAATGCCCCGAATACGATGCCAAAGGCGAACATTACCGCCTCCATTAAACCACCAATCGCATCAATCATCCCCTGTAAAGCACCAGTATCCGACAGGTGTTGAAATATCATTACAATCGATTCTATTACTGCGGCAACTATGGTGGTCCACATGGTATATGCTTGGATAATACCCGCAAATATGACCATCCCTGCGGCCATCAAAGGTTCTATTATGGGCATAAAGTCTAGCCCCATGATTATCCCAATCAATTGCCCCACCGAGCCTATTATGCTCATGAAATTATCAATTATCCCCCCTAAAGCGTCTTGAATACCGGGGAGCATATCGCCAAAGCCGCCCATTCCGCCCCCTAAAAGACCCAACGCCATCATTAAAGCGAGGCCAATACCTATGGCCATAGTGAATGTCATTACAATTTTGGTCATCCCCGAACCCAACATGCCAATTGTTTTGGTGATCGGTGCGGCGGCTTCGTCCATGGTTTCAAACGCCTCACTGACATCAGCCATGACTTCAGTGGCTGTTGCCATTACCTGTTTTGACTTAATCCACAGGTCATAGAATGGGCCGAATGCCTTGTTATACATCTTGGTATAAAGAGCGGCGGATTGGACATTCTTAGTGAAACCGCCAATAGCAATGCTTGCCGCCGCTATTTCACTTGTTGCCGCCGATGCACCTTCCGCCATTTTATTCCCTCATTTGCTGATTTACTCGCTCAAAGTAGTCCTCGTCGCTAGTAGTGCGTAGTGGTCGCCCACTTTTATTATTCGCCCCTTTACTCATGTTTTTGTGCATTTTATCCATTTCAGACTTGGTTATATCCTGTGCGGCACGCATGAATATAAAATCAAGCATAACGCTCTCATGCGATTGATCGTCCCAAGAATGTGGTGGACATTTGAAATAAGAACCGAGAGCAAAAGTTACGGTCTTATGAGCCAAAATTGTCTGCTGTGGAGGCGTAAAAGGATTCTTCTCGCCATCAGATGAAATGTAATCTATCAAATCGGAGAAGGTTATACCAAAGGGTCTGCTTCACCGCCGGATGCAAACTGTTGCATGATGTCCGTCAATGAAGGAAGAACCGCTTGGATGGCGTTGCCAACTTCAGGTTTTAGATTGAATAGGTCTTGTTTGCTCAATGCTGGTTCTGTTCTGTCAACGCATCGTGCTAACACATAACGCCAGTAACCTCCGAGGTCGATTGAAGGCGATGCCTCACCGTCAATAACCTTGAAGTCAACGAATTGAGACATTGCCTCCTGCTGTTCAATCCATGATAGTGGTTTAACATAGACAATCAATGTGCCATCAGGTGTCTCCACCTCATGACGATTGGCACTGCGGCTCAATACAAACCGATGATTATTCTGATCCTGTTGCATCGTCTTCCACCTCTTCAACAGTTTCTTCAGCCGGGGCTTCAGCCGGGGCTTCTGTCGAGTTTCCTTCTGTTTCAGCACTTTCGTAACGCTCAATCAAATCCTTTTTGTTGCCATAAATAGGCAATCCCTTCTCCTTCAGCATAAGGCGAAGGTCGGTAACAGTCAAATCCCAAAGTCCTCCGGTTGGGTTTTCGACTACATTGGCTTCAGCCATTACCGATGTTCCGGTTGAGTTTGTATAATCAGGCAATGACACATGGACCTTTACCTCATCGGCACTTAGTCCGGGGCCAGCATTCACTGATGTCCCTGTAATTGTCCAGTCAAGGGGCGTTCTTACCCCGTTTAATGTCACGAATCCTGATAGTCGCATAGCCATCCCACTACGGTATAACGCTTAATCATTACGCTTCTTATTGAAATCTAGGATGGCCTTCAAACTTCATCTGATCGGCAATTGCTTGTAATTCCTTTAGCCGTCGCTGGCTTTCTTCATGACTTTTGACTCTCCCTTGTATTCTTTCGGTTGCCGCTGTTTCAGGCATATTGCCCAGTGATTCTAAAGGAAAATCGGGGTCGCCTACATTAGCGGCCACAGTCCCTTGCATGTTGGCCGCATTAGACATGTAATCCTCCGCCCAGCCTTCAGGGTCTCCTTTGTAAGGGGCGGGTATAGGGCTTTGCGAGACCGCCTGTGCGGTTTCTTGACCTCCAAGCATCTGAAGTTGTTGCATGTCCTGCTCATAATCCCCCTTCAAGAATTGACTCCATGCGGAGTCCAATGCCTGCTTGTGAATCATGGCTTCTGTTTTTGGCATTTTACTCACCTGAATAGGTCAGTTGTCGGTTGCGGGGCGGGGGGAGTTGTCCTTGTGGCTGTGGCCTCTCTAACTCCATTCCCTTATCAGCAAAACGGTCATAGAACATGGGATGAATCTCATCCGCTCGTTGTCCGGGGTTTACCAGCCATTCAGGGATGCCCTCCATGGGTGACTCTCCCGTTCCTTCTGTTCTAATACTGCTCTCTCCTTCTGCGTGTTCAGGGTTCTTCACCGTGTCTTTAGTTGAAACACGCATTTCACTGTTTTTGTCAGGTAAGGCATAACCCTGCTTCCTGTCATAATTCGGATGAGACGGGTCTAAAGCACCTCTTTCGTAGTGTTCGGGTCGGGGGGCCATTACTTCTGAATCTCCGGGCCTTCTTTTTCTCCGGTCATATAGGTCGGGGTTTCCTGATGTAGCACTTAGCATATTTGCTCTTTCGTCCCTCAAGTTGCTCCTCACTTTTCGCTCATATTCCGTCACTACTGGCTGATCAATTTGGTCATCAAGATGTTCTAAATCTCGCCTCAAATTATCAGCGTGCGCTTGATGACCATGCGGTGCATATGAGCCGTAAAACTTCATCAGACTCCATGCGGAATCTAGGGCTTGCTTGTGAATCATGTCTTCTGTTTTAGGCATAATAATCAACTCATAGGGTATAATATGGATTGGTTTCTTCAATCTTCAAGTGTCGGACAATGCATTCAACTTCAGCGGTGACTGGTCCCTTGTCATCAGGCATTGGATGATTTGCTTTGACGATGGTGTAGTCTTCAAGCGTGATTACTGTGCTTTGTCTTGTAGCCGCTGAACCTGTCTTGTTCATTCTGAACACGATGTCGTTTGAATTAGTGTGATGCTTTCTAGTCCTCATTTCAGTCCAATAGCGGTCATCCTCGACAATGGCCGAGAAGTTAAACTTGTATTCTCTCATTGCTTCTGTGATGTCAAGTGCCTGATGTGTTCCGCCGTGTTGAACCTGATCACCGTCAAGCGTTTGACCTTCAAATCCACGAACATACCAGCGAGCGGAATTGTTGTTGGCGAGACTAAACTCAAATTGAGTCCCACGGAGGACAGGTGTGCCAAATGCTTCAACGCTCAAGTCTTGGAATAGGTATGGCTTTTCACCATCAACTGCAACACCTGAAACCAATCGGTTGACAAAAGTGTTCGCTGTATTTTCAAACATACGGTGTGGGACAAACTTGTTGACAGTATCCGTGTAGTGGCGTGTTGCCTCATACTCCATTGTCAGTTTGCATTCTCCTTCACTATCAGCCGCTAGTTTAGCGGATTGCACTTTGCATCCATTGAAGAGTCGTAGCATTTGTTCACGGCCCGGAGTTGCGTTTGTTTGTCTAAAAGACTGTTCGATCATAAATGTCGGAACATGAGTATGCCCGAATAATGTGTGAGATACACCATGGGCCAAAGCACCACCAGTGCCAATCATTGGGGTCCCTCTTCGACCATCCTTGACAGTCAAAGCACCAGCCGTTGAATGCACATAGCCCATTCTTTCAATGCCACATGATGCGGCGATGTGGTCAAGTAGCCATGGTTCTTCGATATACAACTCGGTGTTTGCATTGTTCTTGCCGATAATCCTGCGGATTTCATTCTTGAACACAGTTGGCAGTGTTGAGTCAGCACCCGGAATAGAATGGGTGTCTTTGTCGTAAATCTGAATATAGTCGCCAGCGGAGTATTTCGCACCTAGGGTCGCACTAACCTTGACAAACACATCGCCTGAAGCAATGCTCGCAGTTGGCGAACCAAGAAGTTGGACCGGGACATCGACAAGTTTGACTCGTGCTTGCACACCCGCATCGATGTCGGCAACGGTCTTGTGAGCCGGTGCATCAACAAGGACTGAAGTGGATGCCGCAAATGAAGCGGAACCAGCACCGCTAGTGACAGTGATTGTCACTGTTGGATAGGAGGTATATCCGCTACCCGGTTCAGTGATTACGATTGCGTCTAATGTTCCTGTCGCAGTGACAGTCCCAGTGGCTTGAACGCCCCCTGTGAGGTCGGGCGCACCGAAGACTACATCAGCGGAGTTTATCACTCCTGCTTGAGTTACATCGCCCATAGCAGGCACGCCAACCGCTGAAATGCCAGCGGCGAATGAACCGATCAAGACTTTACCGTCAGTGCCAAGAGTTTTGATAATTCCGGCGGTTGGAACCGTATCATGGGAAGTAGCAAAAGAGCCGACACCCATTACATTCCCGGTGTCCGTAGCAATAGTCCTAGCACCAAGGAGAATGGTCTGACCATCAGCACCACCAGTGAGGCTGGCGAGACCAGCCGCCCCTAGTGTCGTTAGGTCTGTGACATTCACTTTATTGGTTGACCCATATGCTTGAACCGCCCAAATGTCAGTTGCACTGTCTTTGAGGTTCAATGGATTCTCGGTTAATATGGTTGCACCTGAAAGACTGTTAATGCTAGACAATTCGCCATCGCTCTTTGAAACACAGCCGCCAAGTGCATATTTCATCCACTTCAAGGTGTGTGCGTTTGACTCCATGCTCCCACCGGCCAGTGTTTCACGGCCACTGGTCAATACATTGACATCTCGACCCATGCCAATGACATGTTGCTTTCTGACATCAATTTCAGGTTCAGGCAATCCAAATGTGTTTAGCAATCCAATGAAACCATCGCTCTTTACTTGAGACGATGAATCCGTGCTTGCCGCATCAATGGTTGGACAGCCAATGCTGTCAAGAGTAAAAATATCTGACGCTTTTGCATTGCCCGTAGTAGCCATTGCAGGTTGAACATTGATCGTGTTAGTTGAACAGTCATTTGCAGTGATGTAATAGGTGCGGCGTGTTGCTGAATAGTCATCAGACGAATAGACATCTCCACCCGCTACACGAAGGATACAACCCACGAGAACATTGTCAGGAACCGCATTATGGAACCATGCATTGCTACCGTATGTAATCACGGAGGTATTTGGCAATGTAGCGTGTGCCGCCACTGCCCAACCATCCGCACTGTCGTCGCCTTCTAGTCTCAATCCTGTTTCTTTGCCCCAAGATACTTCTGCTAAGTCGCCCTTGAATACTGTGTTTACCATATTTCTTCACCTCATACTGCCACTAATGGCTTGCTAAATGTAATGACCTCGGCCTGCATAGTGTAGCGGAACATCCTCTTACTACGGTCTGACAAGTCGGTTCGGGTTTTGAATATAACCCTGTCAAAGTTGGTCCCATCTCCTTTTCGATGGAGGTGGAGGATACGCCGGACTTCATCACGAATTGCACTTAAACGCTCCCGGCTCTTTACGGTTCGCACATCGATGGTCAAATTGATATGCTCGTTAATGAAGTCGAAAAGCAATTCAGGCTGTGCTTCGTTGTGTGCTGTTTCAAACACACGCACTACATCCTTATCCTGCATACGGACTCTTTTACCTTCGCCACGATCAAGAACAGCAATGTCCTCAATGCTTGGTTTAGGGGATAAAGTCCAGTTTGAATTGAGTAAATTGACAATTGCTATAATGGCATCAGTCATCCTTAAATCCCCCTGTATAATTTGTCTTTGAGGTGATTAAACTTCATTCGGTGAGGGTTTGTCGGCAGTTGAATATCAACAACATGCTCAATTTCGGCCTCGGACATGTCTAGCCCATCCAATTCAGACATAAGAGATTCACGCATGATTTGACCATCTCGCCAGTCTATCTCATTGGCGGGCAACTCTTTAGCGCATACATCCAACTGTTTGGAGATGGCTGTCAAAGACATCAACCATTCTTCAGTAACAGGGAACAGTTTTTCAGCCATATCAGCCACCCATGCCCGCTACAATAATTGATTCTTGGAATGGAACCAGCAACTGTTTTGCTTCTGTTTCTAACCTTTGCACCTTAGCGTTAAGGTCTATTCCTTGAGAGCCTTCAGGGAACATAACGGAGTAATCATCAGCCATCAATATGTCAATGACAACCAATTTGGTGCAAGCGTCTTCGATCATCTTATCGACATACCTTTCGCCATACACATATGAAATCTTTAGGCTGTGGTTCTCAAAGAACGGGTATTGGTTGTTAAACATGATTGCCCCGTTGTCCTCCATTGACCACCAATCTGTTTGTCGTTCTTCGGAGGTGGCATCGCTATTGAATCGGTGTTGCGTCAAAGTGTCTGTCGCTAATACATTATCGCCAAAAGTCCCTGATAAGTCAGTGACGATAGTGAATGTATTGCCCACACGGGTGCATAATGCCACATGATTCCCTGAACATACAATACCATGGCCCTCCGTAAAAGTCCCAGCATCATCAACAACAAACCCGGTAATTGGTGAACCACCAGTCACTGATGTGATTGTAGTCGAATGTGTTGCCCCTAAAGTGAATGTGAATGAATTGGTGTTTGTAACGCCGATGGTGGCATTCTCCCCCTCCTCCGTTGAACGCATACTGCTGATCATAATTTTGCCATCTCCATCGTCGCTGTTTGCTGTTGCCAAAAACTCATGGCTGACATTCAATGGTTTAGGGACTCCGTTTGGGTCTGTCCCTTCAGTCAAAGAGCCTATCTGTATTGCTGTTTTTTCAGCGGCGGCATCCATGTTTATCAGATTTGAAATCTGTTGAGCAATGGTTTTTATCCCGAAGTCTTTACTCCATTGGTTATTGCCAACCCCTTGTTCAAGCGTTGCTGTTGCATTTACTCCACCGGGGCATAGGAAAAACTTGTCAGATGCTTGTATCTGTATGGGGTTTGTAATTGACAGTTTGATACGAGACGCACCTAACTCTCGATAGTAATCCCCTTGCCAAACCGAAAGCCGTAAAATGCGTTGAACCGCTCTATTCTTCAGATATACCGCACCTACATAATCGGTGTAATATCTCCTTCGATATGGTTTGAAAGTGGTGAAGTTTTGATACTCGTCAGATACAAGACTTGGCCTCCATGACATACGGGTGGTCCTGTCAATGTAATCCTGTCTTTGCCTGATCAGGTCCTCAACATGAGACTTGCTCAAGCCTCTTTCTTTGCTGTTGCTTATTGAAGAGTTGGCTTGGACAACAGCACCTTGAGCGGTTGTATATGCAACTCCGGGGTCTTCAGCAATGAGGTTTACTTTTCCCCCAGTCCCTGCTGATTTGACCAAGGATACGCTTAGAGTTGAACCCATTGATTCAACATCATCATACACAGTTATGCTGTCGCCCGCTGAAAAGCCCCAGCGTCGATAGTCAGCCCCCCCAATGGGGATTAGAATGTAATTTGTTAAAGCAGTTAATGAAGCGTCAATGTTCGCACCAGTATCAACGGTGGTGTCTCCCGCTAAAATCACAGGTTCAGGAAGTGGCAATTGTAGGTATTCGCTTACTTTTTGGACGGTGGTGTAAACCAAGTCATCAGGATATAACGGCTGACTAGGCCGATGACCCGGATGAAAGACTCTTGGCATACATTACCCCCCCTCCTCAATAATCGTCTCCGATTTCAAGATGTCTTACTTTTCCGCCTTGTCTGCGTTGTTGTTTTCCGGCATGTCTCGACTCGGCTCTCCGGCGTGAACATGTTGAAGGGACTTCACCAGCGGCACATTGGTCAGGGGAGTCCGTTGACATAGCACCGCACCCTCTTACTGAACATGGCTGTGCTTTGATCAGGGACCAACCGCAGTCACCCGCTTCTTGAATTGCTTTAGCGAGTTTAGCCTTCTTTGGGTAACAGTTTTCACATGCATTGCCGTCAGTGTCCGTCCCGTCCGAGCAATTCATACAATTCATATTCTTGTATGCCTTTTCATCACTCTTAGCAACTTTCTTGTTGCCATCCTCATCCATGTCCAATATATTGACGGCATTAGGTGAAGAATCCGTGACCTGCTTAGGAACGCCACACTTTTGGTTACATTCGCTTTTCTGTGCTGGTGTGCATTCAGAATAATTGCAGTTGAAATGTTTCTGACAGTATGCGTTCTTTTCATCCATGTCGGCTCTCGCCTTCAAAATTAACTCATTTAGATTCATGCTATTTGCCTCGCTTTTGAATTATGATGGCTACCTAAATTGTAGTCCATAGGACCGCTACATACAGCACAGGAGGGAGTCCAGCAAAAATGTAGCATCCCACAGTCCAAGCATCTAGTGCCTGAACCAATGCTTTGGATGTCCATTCTTTCATTGCCTTTAATCTCCATTCGTATATCGGTGGAATTGCGTGCCAGCCACTCTTTGCTGAATGGGGCAATAGATTCGTGAACAGATGAGTTGTGAGAGTTTGCTACTTCTAGCATTCGGCTATTGCGCCTCTTCTCAATTTCAAACGCTTCGTCAAGATCGACTGAATCAACAGATAGTCTTGCCATGTTGGACAGCCCCTTCAGGCTCGCCCGCCGGTAATCATGATACGGATTGTTACCGTTGTGAGATTGAGTCCTGTTGCTTCAATAAGTGCAACATTTGCACCGCCACCGTCAGCGGGGTCGGTTTGAACATAAGCCTTGATTTTCTTAGTGTCACGGTCATATTCAAAGACATAACCGCCAGTGTTTTCAATGTGAATCAGATCAGGGTTCGCCACATAGGATGTCGCATCGAAATCCGCACCGCCTGCGTCCCATGTGGTGTCTGCTGTTGATGCACTAAGGGATACAGTCAATCTGTTGCCCGATACATTGGTTCGCCCTGCTTGAGTAACTGTAAGAGTCGTCATTGCTATCAATCCGTTCAGTATGTCTTTCCTTATAACAATAACTTACTATTCAAGAATAGTAAACTATGACTCGGATTGGCCCTGTGGAAGTATGAAATGTGTTTGCACTTAGGAATTGAAGAACAAACTTGACACTGCCACA